GACAAAGAGAAGTCTATCTTTTTAAGACCTAAAGAAGATAGTACCTCTATATCAAATAATAAATTACCAAGATTTAAAGTATCTGCCGTAACATTAAAAGCGTAATCATTAATTGCACCATCTATAACTAATCCATCTAACATTCTCTTAACCTTTTCACTGGCTGAATCATAAGACAGTCTACCAATAGCCTGGCCAGCATAAACTTTAACTTCGTTAATTAATCTGGCCATCAACCTCATCTGCTGCGCTTTATATAGGGTACTGCTACTTCTTGCTAAGGTATAGTCATTTGTTACGTAGACCTCAAAATCTATATTTCTTTTAGTTTTCTTACCCCTGTAAATAGTGTTAATACCAATATCATCTAATCTTGAATACTCTGAATGAGTTAAATCTGAACCAAAAACCGAAACAGCTCCAGGAATTCTTTTCTTAATCAAAGAAGTTCCTAAACCATTTGACACCAGCATCCCAGCATATGATGCGGCGACAGAATCCACGTATGTATATCTTACCTGAGGATGACTATATAGACACTCGCCATAGATAGGAACAACAAATCTTCCTATATCTGACGACACGGCATCACCGTAGTAAGTGGTTAACTTGTCCTTTAGAACAGAGCTTTGCTCTATCAAGTCAACATCTGAAGAACTAAAACCATTAGTCCTTGAACCTATGACTCCCATTTGTACAAAGCCAGTATTATTATTAAAGTTATAGCAATACTCTGCTAACTGAGTTACGAAGTCATAAGTATCAGTTCTAATGATAGATGCCTGCAATGGAACTATAACATCTATAAAATCCAAAGACCCTATCGCATCATAGGTGTCTTCTAGTCTTTCATAGTATCTTTCATAAAAATTTTTACTTGTTAAGCTACCCTGATAATCGAAAACATTACCAGATTGTAAACGGTAATTAAAATCATCTACATATTCTGACATTGGTGCTGCAGCGCAAGCCACTATATCGGTGGCACCGGCGGCATAGGCGTTGAGTATGCCTTTTAATAGGGGGGAGTTAAAATCAGCACCCAAAGTATCAATAGCATGCTGTATTGTCCTAAGTCTAAAAGGCTCATTAAGGGCTACGCCGTCAGCATGCCCTATCAACAACAGGGTTCCATGATTAGTTCTACTAAGCTGCTTATATTCTGGCCTATAATTAACTATCGCACTAGAATTATTAGTAAATGTAACAGGAGAAAGAGATGTTTCTTCTTTTACAACTTGAAACAAAGAATAGTTGCGTATCAATAAACCATCTGGACCCTCTACAGATGCTTGAACAGTGTATATTCCCTCAAAGAGAGCATCTGGAACTCTATATGTAAAAACTATTTCATCATAAATGTTAGATGATATATATGAGTCTTCATTTACTTGAGAATCTTGATAAATTGAAGAATACGGCCCGGCAACAACAGCTCCAGAAGTCCCATCGCCTCTATAAATGTTTATAATTACTTCTTTTGGAGTAGAAAGAGATAAAGGATTATATACGTTTAACTCAGAGGAGAAAACAAACTTAAAATTAGCTCTTTGATTATTGTATAAAGAAATCATATTGTCACTCTCTTGTAGCTCCAACAATCCAGTAATCTATTTTACCCAGTCGACCTCTAATTGCAGTAGCTGTATCAACTCTAAACCTTGTTGATGATTTATTTATTTTAACAGAGATAGACTCGTATATCATATCTCCTTCTTTTGGATTTACCGTGTCTTCAAAATAATACACTGCGTCATATTTAGTAAATAATCCTGGTGGCATTTCTTGCACCGAGTTTGCATTAAGAGCTCCGGTCTGACCCAACTGTCTAGTAGTTATTCTTTCTAGCTGTTCAGAATAATTACCATTAGAAAGAATTCTTTGAAGATATACATCATGGCCCCACTGTTTAAGTATTTGCCTAAATGTTTTCTTTACATTAATCATAACTTCTTAGGTCTCTCTGAGGCATTTGGTCATTATCTCTTGGCGGCTGCCTACCGGGACCATAAAGCTCTCTATCTGACAGATAAACTATCTTTCCAGTTTCAGGATCCTTGACGCCACCAGAAGTACCTATGCTTTCACCAGGAACACCTCTCGGAGTAATTGCCCTAGGACCAACCTTCGCTGCAATAAGTTCTTTCCTCAATGCTGTAGCTATTTGACACCAGGTTGAAGCATTATCTCTAGTTACTGTATTTCTTGGAACATTTCTATTATTTATAGATAGGTCACCTAAACTGATAGATACCTCATCATCTCCACCAAACCCATAGGTTCTAGTAAGGTCACATGCTGTAGCTGCCTTAATGTAATCATAAACTATAACAGGAAGCTCAGAAACATTTTGATCATCTCTAAGTTTATAAAGCTTCTTTACCTCTTCTGAATATGTATGTACAATCTCGCCTATTTCAAGAAGAGTAGCATCGGGGAAATAAGGTAGTAGCTCGTCAGGATCAATATATAGTGGATCTACATCTGCTGCAAAAACAATGTGCTCATCCACGCCAAGTGTAACTAAAGGCTGATACGTCTCAGTAGTTGTACTAACATACAACTTTTGCTGAACTATAACAGTATTGCCGTTATCTAGAATTCCAGAAAACTTTACGTTAAACTCTCCAGCTGCTGTCGGAACAAAATCATAATAAAAAGATGATGACGAAAATGCATTAGCGTTTTCAGATACAACAACATTAGAAGAACTATCTGTTATTTCAACAGCTACAGTAAGAGGTGATAAGTCTTCTTCTTCTCCAGTCGTAGGATTTATGTCTACAAAACGAACCCTAACTCTAACTGTATCATTTACCAAAACTTTTTGTGTCGACATAATTCCTCTATTCTAAGCTGTTGGTATAATAGTAACATCTGTAGTGCCAGCTGAATTATCTTCTAGAATAATAGTTTCAGCTGACGCTATCGCATAAGCATCTTCCTGATTAACGCTAAAGGCTATGTAGCCAGAGTTATAGGTATCAAACGACATAAATGCGGTAGATTCTGAAACTTGCTCTTCACCAGAACCTACAACAACCTTGTCTGCACCTACGAAAACTAATGTAGAATCTATACTTTCAGGATAAAGAATTACAACCTTATAGATTTTAATATCAGTAATATTTGCGGTTGGGCCAAATGATGATGGCTCTACAACCCTTACGCCATTATACTGAAAATACGGCTCATCATACCTTATGCCTTCATTGTACAGCATGATTAAAACCTACTTATCAGAATGTGCCACCGTCTATAAGGAAACCCTCTAAATCCGAACTATTACCGTAAAGATCCCCAGATATACCCACACCTCCAGTAACCACTAAGGTACCAGTCGTATAAGATGTTGAAGCTGTAGCTGCAGTTAATGTAGTAGCTCCACTTGCTGTAAGCGTTGTAAATGCTGCAGTAGAGGGGTTAGATGAACCGATACTAGAATTAGTTATTGTCTTATTGCTTAACGTCTCGGCATTGGTGAGCGTTGCTAGGGTGCCGGTTGTTGGCAAGGTGACTGTAGTGGCACCAGTAACGGTTATGGTCGTTGAAAAAGCTCCAGAAAGCTCTAAATTGCCACCTATAGTTATCGTACTAGTGCCATTATTAACACCGGTGCCACCATAAGTAGGAGCTACAATTGTACCCTGCCAAGTTCCAGTACCAATTGTTCCAACAGAGGTAAGGCTTGAGTTAACTACTCCAGACCCAAGTGTTGTGGCGCTAAGTACACTAGCATTATTGATAAAGTATCCTTTACCACTGGCTAGATCTAAGTGCTCTGAAGATGTCCATGAATCAGTAGCATCGACCCAGTTAAATGTTTTATCGGTAGTACCTTTAAGTGTTATACCACCACCATCAGCGCCTGCGTCAGATGGACTAGCCGTTGAAGCAAGTTCTATATTCTTGTCGTCAACCGTGATTGTTGTTGAGTTAACTGTTGTTGTTGTACCATTAACAGTCAAGTCTCCAGTAACTGTTAAATCTCCACCAATTGAACCATTACCAGTTGTGCTAACAGTTGCAAAGTTAACATCTGAAGTAGTCTCAACTGCCTGCCCAATAGCAACAGTTGGAGTTGCATTTTCTCCAGAATTATTTGATAAAGTAACACCAGTACCAGCAACCAATGAAGCAACGTAGTCACCAGTAGTCTGAGTAGCTAAATTTACATTCTTAATCGATACTGCACCAGTTGAGACAGTAAAGTCAGCCGTAGCAAAGGATGCCACACCTTTATTCGTAGTCGTAGCATCTTCTGCTGAAATAGTTACCGTATTATCCGAAACAACAACGTCAATACCCTCTCCTTCTGAGAAAGTAAGTGTATCATTTAAAAGATCTACAGTATCACTGTTAGCATTATCATCAGCTATTCCCAGTGTTGTAGCAACACTTGCTGTACCAGCTGCAGTTAAGCGGCCTTGTGCATCAACTGTGAAAGTTGGGATTGCTGTTGATGAACCGTAGCTACCAGCAGTTACTGCTGTATCGTCAAGATCAATCGTTATGGTGTTTGTAGCGCCAGCAGTGGTTGTTAAGCCTGTACCCCCAGATATGGTAAAAGTCTCTTCATCATCTACAGTTTGTGGAGTACCACCATCAGCGGCTATATTAAATGTATATGTAGAATCTGTAATAGCTCCATCAACATATGCTGTAGTAGCAACTGAAGTTGAATTGTCTCCAGCTGTCTGAGTGGTAGCTGTAGCTGATGAACCCAGTGAGACTGCACCGCTAAATGTCTTATCTCCACTTACTGTCTGAGAAGTTGCCCTTGTTACAAATGCGCCAGAGCCACCAATTGCCAATATGGTGGTAGCTGTACCGCCAGCTCCACCTGTGCCCTCACCATAATAAAGTGTATCATCTACTTCGTTAAATGCTAGTTCTGCGTTTTCAAGTGTACTAGGCGCACCTGCACCACCACTAGATCTTCTTTTAATTCTAATTGTATTAGCCATGTTTAAAAGTTTCCTCCATCAACAAGATTTTCTTCTGGATAATTAACCCATTCAGTTCCTGAATAACGCAAAATATCTCCACCATTCGCTGTACCAATAGTAACGTCTGTTAACCCATTTAAAACAGACTGATTAACTATATCTGTCTCAGCTGCTATAATTCTGTCTTTAACTGTTAAATGTCCACCAGCAGGGCTGACACCCAAAACTGTTTGTATAGCTTCTATTGCATCATTGGCATTTGCGTGCTGCTCATGATGAGGTACGGTAGGTGAATCCAACCTATCGGTAGATGTTGGATTCTGTAAAGTGTCTAAAGAATTTGGATAATTTGTAGCCATGTTATTTTCCTTATAAACTAAATATCTTCGTGAGTAAATCACTCCACTGTATAGTAACCGATATAGTTTCAGTAGTACCGGTAACTGGTAAACCGCTACCAGTATCCATATAGGCTATTAGCCTAGACGTAGAATCATCCCCAGTGGATTCATACAGAACTAGATAACTAAATCCTTCTGTCCCATAGTTTTCTATAGTTTCATTTTCTGCGTCAAAAATTCCATCAGTTATAGTTACGTTATCTAAATTATTGCTTCTTCCTGCTATATTTCCAGAACCTATATCGGAAACATATCTATCATTATCAATATCTACAGAATATGAACTTTTTACCAAAAGAACCCTTACACTTACAGAAGATAAATTTATACTTCCATTAAGAAAATCTTCTTTCATACTTGTATATAGTTGATTCGCCATTATACTCCCACCTCTGAAGAAACAATAATCCTGTATTTATACCCTGTTTCAAAATAAGTCTTACCATCTTCATAATAAACCGGAGTACTATCATCTGATGGAAAATCTACAAAAACATCTGGCTTCCATGAGTGCATAGATATCTGAGTAGAAACATTTTCCCACCTAGAAGGTGCCCTTTGCATTTTTTTTCTTTGGGCTTTAAAATACTTTGAAGTTAAGAAGTTGCTTGCTGGTCTTTGATTAAAGGTTAATACAACTCTTCCATCATTTTCGCCATTATTAATATAAAAAGCTCCATTAGTAGGGCTAACTTCTTTAATGTAAAATTCTGGATTTTTTGCTATTATTTGATATCCAGTTTCAAAGTCTACTTTAACTGACTTATCCTGAATTAAAACTTCCTCTATAACAGTTCCTGTAGAAACTAAACTACTAGGAGTTGCAGATGATTCTGGAGTGGTGAAGCTAAAACTATCTGATGGTATCGTTAAACCACCGCCATCTTTAAGATTACTTATGGTAACTGTATACTCTGTATTTCCATCTAAAACTACATTCCAGAACAAAGTTAAAACCCTGCTTATAGAATTATAGTGAACAAGAGTATTAATATCTCTAAATGGTGAACTTATAGGAGAAGATGGATCAGATGTTTTTGTCAATACAAAGTTTTCATCTAATAAAGAAGTAATCTGAACTGAACGAATAAACTTTATTTGAAGGCTGTTAATTCCGACAACAAAATTATTAACTAGATTTGAAAAAGCCACTTAATCACACTCCAAAACATAGCGGATACAATAATAGTAACACTTAAAACCCTATATAAAACTAGGGGGCGGCAGATTTCTCCACCGCCCCCTAGCCATAGGGTATTCGTAACTATAACAACCCTAAGGTTTTATCAGGTGGCCTCGTTGGTGACCTGAACCTCGTAGTTGCGAGCAAGGCTGACATTCTTAGCAACAGTGATACCCTCACCGTCACCCAGCATTACGATGTCATAGCGCTCCTTCATCTTGAGTGAGCGAATGTCACGTGTGGGATCATCAAACTGATCCGTGCTCATGTCATCCTTGACCAGGAGTGTCCCAACCTCATTGCGATCAATGAGGAAGAGGTCTGACTTAGCAGGTGTTGCGCCATTCTTAGCAGTGAAGCTTACGAATGGTGAAACAATTACGTTCAGACCCATTGGAGCTGTCGTGTTAAGTGCACCTTCGGCGGACTGTGGACGATAGCCCCAACTCTGGTTGACCCCAGAAGCAGCACCACCGGCGTGGAAGATAGCGTCCTTGAGGAACACTGACCACATTAGGGGGTGAAGCATGAAGTCTGTTGGGATGTGATTTTCAGCCATAAGAACAGCAGCCATGTCAATGATATCATCCCAGGTAACGGTGTCGTTGGCAACGCCATCGATATCAAGACCTGATGTGTTATCGTAAGAAACGTCGTCATTATCGAAGACGACTGTAGCTGCATCCTTGAAGCGGCTCAGAGCAATTTGCTCCTTTAGGCGAGCCATAGCACGACCTGCGGCGCGGACATGTAGACCAACAATGTCCCAAAGAGAGTCAGCAACGACTTCTTCAGTGAAGGCGAGCTTTACGCCCTTCTTTGAGACCTTGCCCTCTACCTGCTTTGCGAAGGCGAGTGCTTGCTCTGGGTACTCTTGACCCTCAGGGATTTCGGCAGCTTGGATTGCATTGACTGCTGGAAACTCCAATGAGCGCCCCTTGCCGAGGCGAACTGTTGAAAGCAGAGGAGTCACAAGTAGTTGTGGCTCAGCAGCTTCCCTCAGTGTGCGAGAGAGAACCTTAGGGAACAACGCAGCTGCGTCAGGTGACGCAAATGCTTCCTTAATTGTTACTCTATTCTCTTCATCGATGTGTCCGTCCTCAGTCAGTGCAGCCTCCCAAGCTGGGAGACCCGAGAGGAGCTCTTGGATTGTCTTACTCATCTTAGGATTATTCCTCCTGTGTTATATTTTCTCAGAGTGTTAAATTGACGCGGAATGCGCCAACAACGTTGTTTACATCCAGGTTAGCTCTAATACCGAGCTTGCCCTTATAATCGCCATCACGAGTAAGCTCGTAGACAGTCTTTAGTGCACCTGGATCAGATGGAAGCTGCATGTAGCTGAGAAGGCCATCATCGAAGTTTGTAGCAAACTTCTCAACTTCAATGACCTTGCCAACCTGCAGATGCGAGTAAACAGCACTGCTGTTCAACTGTTCTGCAGCGGTGAGCTTCACTGGACGGCCCATATGGTCCGCACGGATCGTATCACCAATAGCAAGAGCATCGTTTAGACCCTCAACCATCGGGTACTCTACGTAACCGTGAGTGATAAAGCCAGCACCCTGGGATGTGCCCTTATCGAACGGTCTGTAGAGATCATACTGAGCGCAACCGATTGGAACTGAGCGTGCTGCAACAGTTACTGTGTCGGTTGAACCACTTGTGCTGCTGGGTGTCGCACCGTCAAGTGGATCCCAACCGCTCATTGTATCGCCCCAAGTTACAGCTGAACCTGTACCATTAGCGGGAACGACTCTAGCGTCACCATTTGAATCGGCAACGACTGATAGGATGGTACCCTTGGTGATGACAATCTCAAAACGATCATCCTCACTGTCATAGTACCATGTAGGAAGACCCTGGTCAGGAAGCAAGTAGGCACTGGGGGCAATACCCTCAGAAACTACGAAACGACCTGCGCCGGTCTTGCTATGTACTTTACGAAACTTTGCTAAACTCATTTATATCTCCTTGTAATGTTGTTATCAGAGTTTACGTCTGCCCATAAGCGTATCAACAAAAAGCTGCTCGAACTGCTCTTGCGGTGAAAGCTGCTCTTCTTCACTTGCATCAGAATCTATAGTAAGAACATTGTCTTCTGCCACAACTTCAGCTTCAGACATAACCTCTGGCAAAGAGGGGACTGCAGATCTTGCGGCAGGAGTCTTAGCTAAATCTCTAAGACTGTCAGCCAATGAAGAAGCTGTACGTGATGAATGCTCACCAATTAAAGCTTCACGATCTTCAATACTCTCAATACCTAAAGCGATCTTAGTATCTACAACTCTTTCAACAAGTGTCATATGTAATGCGCCTTTGAGCTTTGCATTCTCAGCCTTAGTGGCTGAGACTTGCTCTTCAAGAAGGGCCATTTGAGCCTTTAACTGCTCAACATCCTGCTCATCACTACTTTCGTTTGTGGTGAGATCGCTGTCTTGAACAGCTTCTTCTTGAACTTCATCATCTTCAACCTCAATGGAATCAGATGATGCCTCTTCTGGCTCTTCAGCATTTTCGGAATCTACACTCTGTACATCCGCCTCTTCTGAATCGTCAGTAGAACCTTCTTCGGCTTTCTCAGCCTCCTCAGCTTGCTCCTCGGTAGCTTCATCAGCTTCTTCGGTTGCATCATCAGAAGCTACAACATCTGCCTCTGCAGGTTGCTCTTCTGACTGTTGCGTCTCAGCTTCGGTATCATCAGACTCTTCCACATTTTCCGCCTCAAGAGTTTCTTCTTGCTCGGAAGTGGAGGATGTGATGTTGGACAAATCTTCACTGAGACCTGTAGCCACAGCTAAGATGTCCTCTTCTTTGGTAACATCATCCATTATAGAATTCTCCTCAGATCTTGCTTTTTCGGAATCTTCATAAGATAGTAATGAATCATCTGTATTTATATCACTTTCCATCTCCTCAGCCGCAAGAGCTGTTAAAAAAGCTCCCTTAAGTTGAAGATATGCGGGTCGTGATTCTTTCTTTTTCATACCTTTTAATATTGATTCATTTTCCTGAACAGATATTATATCTTCGGTATCCATAGAAAGAACAAAGGCGGCACTCTTTGCCACCCAGTCGTCAGAAGCCGCAACTGGTGCATCACCGGACGATGACTTTGCTGAACGAACGCCCGACTTTTGATCAGCCGGCTGATTAACAAAGGAGTACTCTTTAAACGAGATATCCTGCATATCTATATATGCGAGTTTGCCCTTGTAAACTTTTCCCCTCCTGTACTTTGGTAAACGAGGTCTGCCTGAGTCTGTTTCTTGGGCCAAATCTTCGCCACTTATACTACATACTGCTTTTCCTGCTCTACCGCCAACAGATCCAGTCAGATATCTCTTATCTAAAACTTTCTGAGCTGCTACAGGATCGGTTATGGCTATCTGAAGCCTAACAAAACTTGAGCCATCTTCTTCCTTATCCATCTTGGCTGCCATAACTCTGCCAATTGGTTCTGTGTTTAAATCATGATTCAATATTATTGGCTTAGGATAAGGTGCAACCCAAGACTCTAAGGCTGACTCTAACGCTTCAGCTGAATAATGATTATAATTGGCTGTTAGCCCCTCATGTATTGCGGCCACCTCTATGATTAGGCCATGCTTAGAATTGAAAGACTCAGAGAAATCTATATCAGACTTATCAAAGTCAGGAAGTTGAACAGTGAAACTTTCAACGAAATCTATTGACATATTGTGCACCTTTTTGATTTTAGTCTATCCATACTAGTAAATTTGTTTTTATAACATTGAACAAATTTATACAAATTTATATTGATTGCAGAACATTTGATCTGGGATCTCCGCTTTTTATTATTTCCTGAAGAGCTAATTCAGACATAACATGCACCCCATACAGATATGAAGCGCAAAAGAGATTGTAACCAGCCTCCCTACACGAGAGCGACCAACCCACATCTTCACCCTGCCTATGAACAGTATAGTCTATATTTTCATAAACTTTTCTACTCATTACTTTTGCAGCCATTATCACATCTGATTTAAAATACGTACCAAGTGGATAACTAGACTCTCGATAAGCCCTATTTGGCTCCTCAGTCTTCCAGCTCATTACACTTGGGTAATCCGTCCCAATAGGAGTCATGAACATTAATGGGTTTACTGCATCTGCACCGTCATCTATATGTGACGTAAGTAGTCTAATCGTACTAGGATTAACTAAAAGTATATCTGAATCTAAGCTAAAATAGTATTCTGGAGATATTTCCCTAACCCTTTGAAGTATAGAATTTCTAAGAGATACCATATTTTCGTACTTAGATAAAGTCCACTGTCTTCCATTATCCTTATGGGCAAAGTGAGCAATATCGTCTCTTGTATTTATTTCTATAGATCCAACACCAGTATCTGAAGATTTCCATTCCTCTAACATCGAAACTGTAGCTTCATCGTCAGGAGATACCTCAAATATAAATCCAACGTCTTTGAAGTTTATATTCTGAGCCCTTATACTCTTAATCCAAAGCGGAAGTATCCAATCCCTCTTGTAGATTGGGCAACCTATTACAATTTTCATTCAGTCTTCCTCTTTAGTACCCTCTTCTACCTTTGAGGACTGCGCCTTTGCAGCGGGTTGCTTTTTAGCTGCAGTACGAGGTGATTCATTTTTAGTGACCTCTTTAACTGCCTGCTTTGATGTGATTTCAGCACTGGGGGGGTCAGCTGTCTCAATATCAGGTAGTGATTCTATATAGTTAACTATGTCGACCATCATTTCTAGGGCCAATCTAGCCTGACCATTCCCAACAGCTCTTCTAAATGCCTCACAGGCATCTTCTGTTCTTGCATACGATATATGAGCTTGATTTGTAAGCTTAATCTTCATTTAAATTCACTTCACTTTCTTCGTCAATAATAACCACATTATACTCTTCTTCAAGTAAACTTTCAACTGCACTAAGTAGGCTACTATCTGCTCTCTTTATGTTCGGAGAAGTTTGTCTACCTTGCTGATTTGCTGGACGTATAGTATTTCCAGGGCCTCTTCTATTATTTGGCAGATTTCTTTGACCGCGACCAGCAGATTGTTGCTTATCGCCATCTCGCTGAACATCTGTTCCAGCTTTCATGGACATTTGTGCTTGTTGCATTTTCATTTGAGTATCAGCTTGTATACTCTGGAAGAGATTGTCCATATCTGCGTCTGGGTCAACACCTAACTGTGTTCTTGCCTCAGAAAGAGTAATAACGGAGTTAACATACTTTTGTATAATATGTGTTTCCTTCTTAACCTGAGTATCTACGTCAATTTCGTTAAATTTGAAATAACATCTATCGGAAGTTCCATCACTATAAGGTGTTGCTATTGGATCAAATCCGCCCTCTAACAAAAGCTCGTTAAAGATATGAACCCTAACAACCTCTGCAAATATTTTTTGATACTGCTTTACCTTGTCATACAGTGCTGTATCAAGTCTCTCAGTTACCGACCTATTCCCACCGTTCATCATCATCCCAAGGTGATGAGGTGCAACACCAAGCCCTACGGCAACACGTTCTTTGAAATGATCAATATATGCACTGGCGTCAAGTGCCTGATTATTTGATCCTACAATATCAATATCATGACGATGAGGAAGTATTAAGCCACCTTCTGTCCTCATACTTTCGATCTCAGATGCGGCTTTTAGTATTTCATCTGGTTCCGCTGGCTGCTCAGGAGTTCCGATTCTGTATTTATATAGAGGAAATAGCTCTCTATGAACAAGATTTTGTATATCCTCTTCCATCTGCCTCAATGCAACAACGTCGTCTAATACATTTGATAAAAATGGAGTACCAAAAGCTCTCCCTGGCTTTTTATCAAAATGTAAATGTATTACCCTATCTGCTGCCCAAACTGGATCTTTTTCAGTCGGTGCATAGGTGAGAGGATCGGTTTGCTGCTGATAAGACTTTGGTCTATTAAATCTATCTCTAAGTATTCTTACTTGCTCAGTCGGTATCAGGTAATACCCTACCAATGTGTCCGAAGCATTTATGGGGGATATGTTGGAGGGGAAATATCCAGTCAAATCACCCCTTGCTTTAACGACAAAGGCATTGGCAAATTTCAATAGCTGATCAGATACCTCTATTAAAAATTCAAGAAATGGCCTTTTCATTGCCATTTCCATAAAGTCTATTCTTTGATATAAGTATTCTACAGCTTCTGGATTTTCACCAACTATCTGCCAACCTTCTTTCCAGAAGAGTTCCTTATACTTAGTGATAGCTTGTTTCACATAAGAGTCTGTATCTACAGCCTGTATAATCCTATCAAAATTATAAGGAGATGGCTCAAAGTTTGTTCTATTATTATAGTAGTACGTAGTTCCTTGATACCCGAGGGCAAGGGCTGCTACCTTCATTATCTTGTTGACTGATCTTATTTGATCATCACTCAAAGTAGTAGCTTCCAAAGAAGTCTTTGACTTTGTATCCAATTGCCTGAATGGCAGGTAGTCACGTACGGCCATTTAAATCTCCAAAAATAGAACTAGGTATAATAGTAGTTATCTTTTTATACCTTTACAACTTACGCTTGCTCAGTTAAGTTGTTATTCTCAAATGTATTCTTAATGATCAAATTCTTAACAGACTCTAACCAAAAGACAGTTTCGCCCTCTGGAAAATCACTTCTGTAGGAAAGATTCGCATTTGAAATATTAATTTCAATTGAGAACTCTGTCTTTACCTCTGGAGTCTCAACAACTTCTGTTTCAGTAACTTCTGACATTATAACCTCACTCAAATTCTTCTTTTGATTGTTTCTTACTTGTAGTTGCTGCTGCAGTTGTGGCAGCAGCAGCTTTTAATGTTTCTAACTGCATGCTTAACTGACGAATTGTAGTATCTTTAACTACAATATCTGTCATTAGCGCGCTTATCTTTTCATTGAAAACTTGAATCAATATATTTACATCTATATCTTCCATGTACACCTCTCAGATGAGAACATGATATTATCATAAAGCTTCTAGCTGTGCAACTCGGGACCTGAGGGATTTTATCTCTGCTACACACATAGCAATCATATCTGGCCATCTCCAGCCAACGGGTTTAAAATCTAAATCATATGTGGCTAGTCTACCATCAAAAATTTCAGCTAGCTCTTCGGCTATAAAACCGTGCTGAATATCAGAGAGTCTCATAAATTTTTCTTCTTCAGTTTCTACAATAGAATCATCAGCTTTTCTAACAAAACTAACGGGCCTTACGGCATCAAAGAAAGAATCAATATTTCCGATAGTTTCAATATTATCCTTCAAATCCCTAGATGACGTATGTCTATGAACTGTGTTCAGTGAATTATCATGCAGCAGAAAGCCAAAGCCCGAGGTGGTGGTTGTGGTAGGTGCCTCCATTCTAACTCTTCCATTTGTCTGACTTTGCGCTATGGCTGAAAGAACCTCTATACCCTGAGCCACAAGGGCTACACCCGTATATCCAGTTCCAGGATTATGCCTAAATATTCCAGTGGATGTGTCTTCATCCCAATTAATAGAAAGACCCGAAGATGACCCTTCATTTCTCAACGTTATATTTCCTGTTTTAAGAATAGAAGTATCGTTTTTAAGGTCTAAAATAGAAGGGTTTGAGGATCCATTTTTAGAAAGAGTCATTACCTCAGTAGAAGAGTATCCATACCACTTGTACATTAAATAGTTTTCAGTTGAAGTATTATTAGTGCCGACCTGAAAAATTGGAGAACCCTGTGACGATGTCGCACTCAGCTGTATACCTTTAATTTCTGATATGATTTTAGCTATATTACTTGTACTTCCCTGAAACTTGATAGATGATTCATCAGTGGTTCTACTGTATAAAAATATATCATTTTCGGTCATGACCACACCGTCAGTAGTGGACCCAATATCATCTACATCCTGAACTGTTCTGATTATTGCCCCCTCAATAACTAGGTCAGAGCTAGCACCAGAGGGGTTACCGTTTAAATTTAGGGCTCCAGTTGCTTGATCAAAAGCAAGTTTGTTGCCAAGAGAAAATTGGCCACTAGCATCAATATAGAAACCTGTATTTGTATTATTATAAGTTCCAGCTCCAGCATAAATCTTTGTTCCAGTCGCAGTGGTGTCGGAGGCAATAGTTATTTTATTTGTTGCATGGGAACCTACTGTAACGTTACTGGTAAAAGTTCCGCCTACACCAGAAAGAGTTCCACTAAAGGTTCCATCAACAGCATTTAGGGTTCCGCTAAAAGTTCCATCAACACTAGATAATGTTCCGCTAATTGTAGCATCTCCGGCAACTGTTAGCGTTCCTTCGCTATTATCCCATAAAAGATATGTAGTTGAATCTCCAACTCTAAAGTCATTTTCTGCGCCGCTCTTATTCCAATAATTATAAGTTCCGGCACCAATGGTCACACTGCCAGCATTTAAGTTACCTCTAATATATTGAGAATCAAACTCTGCTGTTCCATCTCCCTTAATCTGCCAACCTGTACTACCTGTAGAAAAATTAGATGATTGAAGAATAGAGTTAGCGCCGTTTAAAGTAATTGTATGAGCACCTATAGTACCTGCTGTGATCTTACTGGCTGTTAAGCTATCTATAAATTGCTCATCTATTAATGGAGTATTTTCATCAGTCTGTACTAAACTGGTCCAATCGCTTTCGTTTCCAGAAGTATCTACAGCTTTAACCCTACCCCAATAGGATCTCCAGTTGGCACTTGAACCAGCTTCCTGGGAACTATTCTCAACTGCAATTGTAAATACATTGGCCGCATTTCTTCCTGCAGTAACCAAATATTGCTCTGAGGTATCATTCTGACTATACAGTTCATATAAGTAATGTGATATATCTTCTTCTTGGCCAAAGTCAAACTTAAACATCACATTTTGAAACGAAGCGTACAGCTCTAAATTAGTAATATCTGCAGGAACTGTACTATCCCTTGGTACAGTAAATCTTATTGCGGCAAGTGGGTCATTGGTGGTATTTAGGTCCGAGTTCCTGGCCTGCACACTTAGGATATAGTCCTGACCTGCTTTTAGATTTTCTATTTTTTTTCTAATAATAGCCATAAAAAATCACATCACTTCCATTATGTGAAGTATTCTAACATCTCTAACATTGGTATCTGTTATAGTTCCAGATGAACCTCCAGAATTATCGTACACGGGATCACCACCGACAGAGCCCTGAGAAGAGGTTGGGGTTAAAGATACGAAATTTATATTAGTACTTAAAGACTCGTTAGATAATTGCAAATCTAAATCAAAAACAAAATCAAATTTTGATAACTTTATATAACTATTTTGTGCTAATATATTTTTTTCACCGGTAGCAACTATTTCCATAACATATTCTCTTTTATCTAAACTAGAAACAGAAATTAGATTTTGATCAAAGGAGTTAGTCGCTTCATAACAATCTACTACCGTAAAATCATTACTAATAACGTCATCAGGAAGCTGCTCAGCTGGTTTTATCCTATAAGATAATTTTCCATAATCAACACCTTTATCACCATAAAGATTAAAAGTAGGTCCTAGGAAATTTATATATACCTTTGCATTATTTTCTATTGACCTGCCATTCTCCCAATCTAATCCAGAATTTACAAAAGAAAAATTATAATAATTTATATCACCCAAAGACACAGAATATAAACTAAGATCACCAGTCAATTCTCCTGGATTGTAAGGATTACTTGAATCACTAACCTTATAAGATGTTAACGAACCATTAGTTACAGGAGTTACATTCTGTAAATTCGGAGTTTTATAGTAAAGAGCGTATTGTTTAGGGATGAATACATTTGCTTCATGATTTTCAGCTGCTTTAAAATATAAAATTCCATCTTTTATTTTAGTTTGTACTGGTGTAAAATCATTATTTCTTAAAATACTTTCATAAACAACAAGGTAAGAAGTTTCATCTATTGAAGACTCTAAAGAACTATTTATATATGAGTCAATTGCTAAACTAGAGACATCTACAGAGAGCCAAAAATCTTTTGGAATATCTACATCAGGAGAAAATCTTTCAATAGCCCTTTTCACTTGAGGGTAAGAGTAGTTAGTATTTTCTGCTGCTATAGAAGTACTTTGTCCAGACTTTAAATATTTAAACCAAATCATTTTACTCTATCTCCGAATAAAGTAGATCATACTGATGGTTGGATAAAGTTTCGTCTAAAACTTCAATTAATACCACCGCATCAAACCTAGGTATTCCACCCTCTTCTATAGTCTCTATGAATCTTTCTATACTTAAAGAAACAGGATCTTTTGTGTAATCCTCTGGATATAAAACTCTTGCCGTTTCATAATCTATATCAAAAGATTTAATTCTTAAAGATCCATCAGAACCAGTGTGTGAATGCAAATTTACGTCAACACCGTCTATAGTAACACCATCTTCTAGTGTTATATTTCCAGTTACATTTCCGCCAGACTTTAATAAATACTGAGGATGGTCGTCATTATCTAAACCATCTAAAAGTGAGTGATTAGAGGTCAAATTAATATTTGGCTCAGAATCTACAAATACAGATTTAAACAATGATGAGTAAACATCTTTATCAACTTCTTTAAGAACTTTTCTTTTTGAAGATGCTATAGAACCTAATTGAGTTATGTAAGCAGAATACTTTTTCTTATCTATTATTAAGTTAAAAAATGCTTCCATTTTTGCAGTTAGTGCAGAGTGTCGTTCAATATAATCTGCTTCTATGGAAACAAAATTTCCCTGAATAATATTAGTAGCAAATGCTATTTCTCCAGCTAACGTTGGACTTTTCTGCTTTATATCTGTTGTCTGAAAATCAAGCAACAGTGGTGAAGAAATATCTTTAGTTATTTTAATTGCAGGAGATAAAAACTTCTCATAAAAAATATCACAATTATCTAACAAATCTCTCTTTAAACTAGAGAGTAAATCTTCAATCTCTGAATCAACAGCGTTTAATCTGATCGCAAAAAAAGCTTGAAGTTTTGCGGCTTGTTTCTTTGAGATAGTATCCAATTCGGATTGTGGGATCTCTTCTGCTTTTGTGCCGATTGTTTTCGAGATCCTGTTCGAATAGTGTACTGCTTTTTTAGCCCATCCTTCATAGTGTATTGCAATCTTTTGCTGTGATTCATTATCATATACACCTCCAATGTCTGATAATAAAGATTTTTTTATACATCCAATTTCATTAAACATATACTTAATAGCTTTTCTCATCTGAAACAAATACGAAAAAGTAGAATGAGAAATTGCATCAATATACTCTGTAACAAACCTTCTGCAGGCGGTCGTGTTAGACTTTTCTGCATACAGATACTCATCAAAGCAAATATAGCTGGGTGGATTATCTTTCGCTATAATCTCATTATGATTCTCTGGAATAGTTACAATATCTGAGGAAAAAGCCGGTATATCCATATTTGAAGATGCCTCTTCCCATACCCTATAATGACACTTTTCTAGGTCTAAATCTATAGCAGGTTCTATGTAAACCTTTCTAAGAAGATTGTCCTCTATTCTTGTCATCATCAAATAGAGAATATTTTCTGCGTTTACAACCTCTTTAAAAACCTCATTATAAGGCACAGTATACGTATCTCTAAATCCAGAAAAAGCTAAAGAATATGAAGCCTCGGTTCCAAGTGCTTTTCGTACATCTTTGTTCGTGGGATCAACAAAAAAGGTCTCATCAGGGGCAGCAAAACCATAACTACCTGAAGACTCTACATTTGTATCTTTAATTGGGTTAGCCATAAAAAACCTTAAAACATGCTTCTCTTATACGTAGAATTAGATCTTCTACTAAAACCTGACTTAGCGCCTACTGCGGATGCTCTTTTTCCTATAACCATTACTGGACTAGTACCATCATTATCGTCATCATCATCAGAAATACTTTTAACAAAAATAGAATTTGAAAAAGTATATGAATCAGAAGCTGATGACATTTTGTTTAAGTCTCCATAATTTTGCTCAACAGCCAACAATGCCAACATTAACGCATCATGTGCATGATCCATTGCAGAACCACCAGCTTCAAAAACAGGTCTACCAGTTGCAGTAGTTCTTACTACGACATATGATATTAGCTGCATATACATTTCGTCATCATGTGCAGAAAAAAGTATTTTTTCATTTTCTAAAAATTGCCTTAAATTATCTACCATATAAGGCTTCATTTCTTTTTTGGTCATTAATTTAGTATAGGGATCTCTGACATCTATACTTTCACCAAAACCAATTCCCTTTACCCTCTCTCTCATTTTTGACCTTGGGTTTTCAACTCCATATTTAGTCAAAAGCTCTACTTGAACTTCTCCAAAGCCCCTGTCAACATATATGTGTCTAGGGTTAAATATTTCGTTTAATTCAATTATTCTATCAACAGCTTTAGTTAAAGTATATTCTGATTTACTTATTTCTTCTCTATAGCAAAGTTTAACCTTACCCCTTGCTCTTTCATCTTCGTGGTTGTCTGCACAAACTTCACAAACAACTATATTTGTACCAGCTCCATATTTATCCCAGTCAACACCTATTACGTGAAATGATCTTGCAGAATTTATCTCAGGTATATAATCCCAACCCGGATCAGTAAAAGCCATGTCTACAAACTTCCTTGGATATACGCCTTCAGAATCTTCACCCCAATCAGCTTCTATTTCATGACGATAACCAGATGGAGAATATTGCTCCCTAAACTCTTCTTCTTGCTCTTTGCTGAAAAATGGATTGCAATATGAAGGAAACCAAAACTCTTGGAACCTTTCAGACCTGCACCATTCCCAAAATCTTTCCCTTCTACCAGTTGGAGTAGAAGCACCCATTAAAACCTTATCTGGCTGATCCTCTGCTGTTTTCTGCAACATCGCATAAAGTGCATCAAGGTCCCCTGAATGCATATAGTCCATCTCGTCAAGAATAATTAGATGAGCTTCCTGACCACGAGCAACGTCTGATTTTCCACCTGACCTCATACCTGAGGTAAAGAATCTAATTGTGGACCCGTTTGAAAATTGGATCATAAACTGAGGACTGGTTACTTTCCTCGTAATTGAATTCATTACAATATCGTTTTTTTGTGCTATTCTTATTATCTCCTGATAGATGAGTTCTACCTGGGTTTTCATTGGTGCAACAACTAGAGATCTACCATCTTTATTCGTGTAAGAATAATGCAGAAGCTGGATTGCCATAGAGAAAGTTTTACCTAAACGACGACCAGCTCTTAGCACTTTTCTTAAGGAAGGGTCACGAAGAATAAGTATCTGATAAACTCTTGGATTTACATCTAAAAAGTTTTTTGCCCAAACAACACTATCTTTAGCAATATGCAACTGCCTTTGTAGTTCGGCAGAAACTCCAGAAGATAAAAGATCTTTGTCAACCTCAAAAGGCTCATCGACCAACAAAGAAAGCTCTCTATTAGTCATCTGCCTATTCATTACAGGGGAGCCATCGCCCCAAGAAAGATGGGAAAGCTTATTTTCAAAAACCCATTCAATTCTGTTTATCTGTTTAATTAGCTCTGGGTCTTGAGCTTTAATTATTTCAAGTAAATCTTCTCTAGGTAAATTTTCAAGAGTTTTTCTAAAGTCATTTGTTTTTGTAAAAATACTCATAATTATCCAAAATGTGCTGCCATCATTCCTGCCTCAGATCCTAGCACACTCCTAGCATTTAATCTAGAGTTCTGTATTGCCATCACCCCTCTAGCCCTAGAAGTTGCTGCGGCTTCGGTATCCTGATAGCCCATCCCAAAAGCGGGCTTATTTATCGTTCCTTGAACAGACTTGTACGCATCTTTTGCCAAATTGATTCCGCTTACAACAACTTCACCAGCCATTTTGCCTAAGTCATATAACAATGATGCTGTACCAAGAGCCTGCAATCCTGGGACTGCCATATAGGCCCCTCTTGTTGCCAAAACCCCTCTTGCACCGGGCGTCCTCAACAGCTGCCCCATTCTTTCTGCACCGGTTCTGCCACCACCTAATGCCTGCCTAATTCCTTGACCACCAGCCATTCTAGATCTCAATACATCATCTGCATTTGCTTTTATACCTAAATCATCTAATGCCTGTTGCATTGTAGCTCTAGCTTTTTCGACTCCTCGTATACCCTGCTCAGAAATAACGTCGTCACCAAACCCTAATGCAGCGCGTGCGTAACCACCTATATACTGAGTTCCCCTACCAGGAAGAGCCGAGACAAGAAGGTCGCCTCTAACGCCTACTTTAATTCCAGTAGCACCTTCAACCCCAACAGCACTGCTCATGGCCGATCTGTATAAAGATGGGTCCATTATTTCATCGCCCACACTAACAGCATTTAGGGACATAAACTTATTAGAACCTATCTGTCTTGGTTTACCATCTGGACCTAAAATAGTTGTAGTTCCAACTGGTGATCTAGCTATTGGCCTATCTAAAGCAGCTGCTGGTACTCTGTTACCCTTAGTCCAAACTGCTCTCCCACTTTCATCAAAGTATTCAATTCGACCACCTTTTATGTAAGTTCTACCATTCTTCGTATTTAACCTGTCAGCAAAAGCTTCTCTAACGGTTATAGAACTACCGGGGTTATACCTTCCAGTTGCCCTAAGAGCTAGCCCATCAGCATTATTCATTCCCATTAAAGCTTCAATCGACCTATCAGCAGCCTGGAGTCTTTTTTGCATTCTTGCAGAAACTGGACCACCTCTTGCAGCCCTTGCCTCAAGGCGGTCCATTCTTCTGGAGGCACCTAAGAAAGAAAGAGTACCTGGACCTAAATCTGCTGCTGCAAGATCATCCAATCCAGTAAACTTACTCAGGGCACTAGTTACCCTAGATCCAACAACAGGAAGACGGGTTGCTCCAAGGCTTGCCTGGAAAGGTGTATATGCTCCTGTCATATTGGCGTTAGAAAATACACTTAAGGAGTGATATCTTCTCAGCGCTCTAGGTCTCATGGTGGCGTGATTTACACGAGAGCTGTACATAAAGTTCATAGCTTGTGGCTGACCACCTGGTCGCCTTAGTAGACGTGCCCCTCTTTCTTTACCACCCACAAATTGACTAGCTTTTCTTTGAGAAAGACCTTGATCAGTAACTAGTCTATGCTTAGCCATCCTTGCGTCGGTAGCATTCTCAAAGTCCATAAATCCGCCACCGGCCATAATGGTTCTTGAACCTCTACCGGTAGCAAATAGAACGCTTGCTGTAATACCAGGTATATGCTCCATCATTCTAGAAGAAAGAGGAGCTTGAGCAGCTGCCATTGGATCTATTGGATTATACCCCATTCCTGGCGGCATCAGTAACCCCTTCTAGAATTATGCATACCTAAAACTATGTCTCCAACTGCAGATAAATCATTGTTTGCAGTACTTCTTCCATAGGGGGATTGAGAGAAAAACTCTCTATTAGATCTGACATAAGTACCAGCTGCAACGTAGGGAATTGCACCACCTACTGTACCACCTGTAATCGCACCAGCTACACCGCCTGCTATCCCACCTAAAACCTTAGACCTAGTACTACCACCCTTCTTAACTCCCAGAGCAGCTCCGCCAAGAGCTCCAAGTCCACCTATGTTTACGGTAGATCCGACAGGATTCTGAGGCATTCCTGCACCAGTCGCCATCAAGTCTGCTGGTGCAGTTGACTGCATCATAGACCCAACTGGCCCACCCATAAAACTACCTGCTAAAAATCTTGCACTAAACTTTCTACCAGTAAAATACCTATCAGCATCGGCGGTACCAAGTGTAGTTTCAAAGGCTGCGTCTCTTGCTGCAGGGCCTATCTCATTAGCCATACCACCCATAAAAGCCAGGGCACCTACTGCTGCAAGACCTTTTGGCGATCCGCCAACAGAAGATACAGATCTTCCAACTTTACCTAAAATTGCTGATGCCATAACTACTTACTCCTAAAATAAATGATCATATTATAATCTATTGTAGTAATACAAATGCGCAAAACGTATCACAACAGCACCATAATCTGCTTAGCTACCCATTCAGCAACAGGAGCTACGACACCATTACCACACATCTTAAAACGTTGAGAATCAGAAGTGGTTTTACCATCTGCACGGTTTAAAGTATGATCATCAGGCCACCCCATTAGTCGTTCGCATTCGAGGGGAGTCAGGCGTCGGACAGCGAGGTTTGGTTGTGCGACGGCTTGTCCTCCGCCTCCGCTGCGGAGTGTTGGGAAGTGGTGTTGTGAGGGTTGTGGGTCAAGTCCTTGTGTGTGTGAGAATGCGATAATGTGTTCGCCTCGCGAGGATGGGATGCCTCCGTCGCCGCCGGATCTGAGTGTTGGTACTGGGTCGTAAGCAAAACCGCTTTGCGTAAACCCGACCGGGATCAGTTGCCCTGTTTGGTTATCGTCTGCGCCACATGTTCCAACGCCGTTTGTAGTAAGGGCGGCAACGCTCTCCCCCTCCTGCTTGACCTCCTGAGGATTCCTGCTGCCGCTTTTGGCGACAGGGAATATTTCGTCGGCACATCTTCCGGCGACTGAAGTATCAAAGATAGAGGCAAGGAACACGCGCCTTCTTCTCTGGGGAACTCCGAACCATTGTGCGTCCAACACGCACCACTCACTGACCAACGCCCCTGCTTCGGCCAACGCGTCAAGGCATCGCCCCATTGCAGTGCCTCTGTCGGCGGTAAGTAGTCCTGTGACATTTTCTGCGATAACTGCTTTTGGGAATTTTCCATCTGTTGCATCTCTCATCTCCTTAATAATGCGAATAGCTTCAAAAAATAGACCAGACCTGTTACCATCCAATCCAGCCTGCTTACCAGCAATGCTTAAATCTTGACAAGGAAACCCATATGAAATCACATCAACAGGATCCAAGTCATAACCAGAAACATCCCGAATATCACCAAACTTTGGGACACTAGGCCAATGAAACTCTAATACTTGTTGACAATTCTTGTCCCACTCAACTTGCCACATGCAATCAAAACCAGCGGTTTCAAAACCAAGATCAAAACCACCCACTCCAGCAAATAAAGAACCATATGACTTGCTAGATTGAAGTTTTGAATCAGAATAAATGATCATACTTACCATTTCCCATCCTAGTATGATTGATTTTATTTCTATCCAAATTTCCAACAACACCAGCTGTTAAAAGTGGATCTCTTCTTGAAGAATTTGCCGGAGACAGGTAACCTAGTGATTCGTTTTCTGCCCTTACATAATTAGTAGGTTCATATGGTTGTTTTTCTACAGTCTGGTTATACAGTTCATTCTGTTCAGATTTACGATATGACATAATACCCAATACCGCTGCACCAGCTGCTGCTGCTAATGTTTTAGGTCCACCAGGTACTTTTGATGTAAATTCTCTTACAGCGGTCCTTCCCCTTCTGTAAGAGTCAGCTAAAACAGCTCTTCTTGTATATCCGGCTTCTCTTGAAATGTCGTCTAACAATCTACCTCTCATTGCAGTTTTGCGATTTTCATCTAATCTTTCAGATATCTCGCCATAGGCTTGCTCCGCTTCCTTTGTAGCTCGTTCAAAATCAGCTCTTCGGCCCATTTTATCTATAACTTCAGGATCATAGACTATACTGGCTGAACCTTCAGGTGCGTCAAAAACTTTTCTCAACATAGGCATTTCAACATCATTTTGGTACTGAACAGAAAGATTTTCTGCCAACTGAACCACTTCATCATAAACATCACCAGCTAATCTCTCTGTAACAACTCCCTTTTCATTTATAAGCTCTGCCAGCTGAGCTGTCATTTGTTCCTTATTAAGGTTTCTAGATTTCATTGTTTCTTGCATATTTAAAAAGTTTTTATACATAGATTTAAGTGCCCCTGAAGAACCTTCATCAAACGAATCTCTAAAAGCAAGATCTATATCCCTAGCAGAAAAACCCATCTCCATAGCTGTTTTTCTTAAAGAATCTTCACTACTAAAAGTTTCAACTATTTGCTCTGCAAGGGCTCTACCATGGTCTTTAGTTAAACCACCATCAGTTTGACCAAACATAGTTTTTAAGTTAACTATTTTTCCTTGATAATTTTCAACTAAACTTATTTTCCTGTCAATTGGTACACCTTTAAAGTCGGCGCTTGATCTTTCAGCCATTAAGTTAAAGAACTCATTTGACATTATAGGAACAGGTTTTGAATCTGGCGATAAATCAAATATCCTTAAATAATCGTCACTTACTGATTGTGAATAAACAAGCCCTAAGCCCTGTGTAGTACCAAGCTTTTTGCCCATTGGACTCAAAAGTCTTTGTGCTGCTGTTAATCCAGATACATTAACTCCAGAAGTAGCATTAGCTGCCGCATTAGCCGTAATAGACGATAGATACGTGCTTGTAAATCTGCTCCTTGGATCCACAAAGTAAAAAGGATCTCCTATGGCTCTAAGTGACTCAGCTAGATCTGCTATCTGTTTTGGCCCATATTGAGCCATACCACCAGCCAAAATTGGTGGTGGCTCAACACCAGCTGCACGAGGTTGAACTGCCGAAGTTAGGTTAGCTTTTGTTCCCAGATTTCTATATACTGCCGTTAAACCTGTTTCAAGTATATCTAAAGATTCTTGTGTTTTTCTGTCAAATCCTAAAATTGCTGGAGCACCTGCTAACCCTGGAACTCTAGCTGCAATACCCATGTCATCAATCGCTTGATTTCGAGAAACTGTGACTCCGAGACTAACAATTGATTGTCTTGCAAGATTATCTGATAACACCTGACCACTAGCTGTTGTAGCTGTAATAGCTGGCCCCGTACCAGCCCTTGCGTTTTGTATGGTTCTTCTAATGAATCCCAAAGCTTTTTGTTGATCTAGATCACCTGCAGTTGCCCTCCTTAAATCATCCCCCAATTCTCCAGCTTCAGCTGAAAATCTTATTTTACCATCTGGCCCAACAGATAAAACTCCTCTACCTAAATCAGTAGATAATCCTAATTCAGATAAACTTTGTTGCACTTGAGCATCACTGCCGATTATTCTAATCTGTGTCCCTTGTAAAGACCTAATTGATTCTTCTTGAGATCCAGAAAGAATTCTTGTTGTCAAGAATTGCGACAAATTAGATACTTCATCAACGTCAGTAGTGGGAGTAACAGCAGTAGATCTAGCTACAATGTTCCTTAAGAAATCACCAGTAGCAGTTTTAACAACTTGAGTATTACCCTGCTGTTGAGTCAACGCCCACGTAGAAAGTTTGCCCTCATCCATATAACGTTCCATATACCCCTGCAATAAATCATCTGTTTCCGCTATGTGAGAACCTCTAGAAATAGTATCAAATACTTTTGCAGCGGACGGGTCTTGCTCCATTAGCTCAAACAGATTTGTATTTAAAGCTATATTTGTTACCGAAGAATATCCAACATTTTTTCTACCTATTAATGGAAGTTGTTCTTCAGCAAAAATGGCATTAACATAGGCTTTATTTAAATCATCCATTGATACATTTGGGTCTCTAAGAAGATTATCTAATATCTTATTAGCTTGATCTAATTGATATATTCTAGACTTATGTAAGGTATCCCTAACAAAAGTAGGATCATTGTCAATTCTTTCATACAGGGCGTCGACTGCTCGCATCGCCCTTTCATCCATATTAAATGCTTCCTGTTGACTAATAGTTTTAAGAAGCATGTCTATATCGAACTGTGAGTTATGAGCTACAATATTTCTATATTGAGAATCAGTCATCATCTCTATTACGTCAGTTAATCTACTTACGACATTTTCACCACGCCTGCCCACATCTATAAGTTCAGTTCCCTCTTTATCGGCCAGACTTTGAACCAAGCTTCTACCAGTAGGAGATACGCCAACCTCTCTCAATGCCCTTAATTGTGGTGAGTCAAAACTAAAATTCATAATAGTATTCATGGTTACTGTTCCATCCGGATTAACGACTCTTTCAGCTAAACTCAAAGACCTAACAGTAGAACCCTTTGTAACACCTGTAGTCTCTACGTCAAAAACTAAACTTTTAACCACATCAGAAGGAGGATTGACTGCCCCTTTAAATCCATCTCCAATATCGTGCATCACAGATCTTATGCTTGCAACACTTGGAAGAGTTTTAGATACAGTCAAAGATTCATTTGGAGCTTTACCTTGCTTATAACTAAAATTGAGTGTATTCAACAGTATCTGCATAGGGTGATAGGCTCTAGGGCCAGATGCTCCACCATTTTGATCTACAACATATCTAAATAGCGAAGCTGTATAATCACTTGCAGAAGGCACCTGCATTCCCGGTAAGCCAGCGACTGAAGTTAAAGTTGGCCCAACTCCTGCACCAGCAGAAGTTTTCATTTTAATAACATTTGTCATAAACTGATTCATTAGCTGATCAGCTTTTTGTTTTGGAAGTACATTTAAGTCGATAACTCCCCTAGCTTTAATCAGCCTTCGATTTATGCCTCCTCCAGCCTTATTAACCTCATCTATAGCTGCAAAATAGTCGTCTTCAAATCTTTGCAGCAGTTCAAAAGCCTCATCAACACTACCGTAAACATGCTCTAAAACATTCTTATCTATAGGACCACTAACTCTTGAAGCCTTACTGCCAAATTGAAAAGCTGAATCAGTATAATTACCGGTTGTACCAGAAGATATTTTTGCGCCTTTTGTAAGCTTCCTGATTCTAGTAAGTTTTTCCGCCGCTTCTGCAGCGTACTCTTCAGTTTGTGACACTCCTCTTGGAGTTATTAACTCACCAGCTCTGCCCAATACTCCAGCTAAATCACTTCTTAGTTCTGATATACTTTTTCTACCATTAAAAGCCATTTACTCCCCCTCAGGCAGTTGTTGCACCTCTATATATTCATCTACATCGTAGATTCCCAGCTTTTGTTTTAACAGCTTTTCTTTTTGCAGTTCTATCTCTTTAACTTTGTATATAATATCAGATATAGCCTGAGCACTATCGATTTGAGCCTGCCCGACCTTAGCTTTTGCTTCTCTTGTTGCAAGAAGTTGATTTCTTAAATCTTTTCTTCTTTTATGTAGTTTGTCTTCTAGATCTACAGCGAGGTGAAGTTCTTTTTTCATTATTGGCTGACCGTCTTGATCTACACCTATAACATTTTCTTGTATAAAGTCTTCTTTTGCTAGAAGCTTAGTTTTCCTAATATACTGAACTTCTTGATCGACTAAATCTCGAATCATAGAAACTTCAACAAGGTTATCAGGTTGAACGTCAAGCTCATCCATATATTCTGCAGTAAACTCGGCCACAATAGACATTTCTATAGGACAAGGGTTATTTACGGGAGCCAAATTCTCCTTTAACAAGGGGCATGTTGAGGCAAAAGTGCATTTTGACCCTTCGCAGTTCATTGGGATAGACGAAAACATTGAAGTCTTAGTTCTTTGAGGCCTAACCAATTCTGAAGCTTTCTCTTTATCCTCTTTGCTCCATGTTTCTGGAAAAAACAAATCAGGTCGTAAAGATTCAAATTGTTTCAAAAAATCGTTTTTATCTACTTTTTCTAAATCACTCATTCTAAACTTATCCATTCAGTGCTATAATTGCCATCTGAGTAAAACTTTGTTATTTCAACTGATTTACAGTTTGTGCATAAAGAATCTCTTAATAGACACGAGTTGTTAAAGTCGTAGTATTCACTAACTACTTCAACTTTACAGTCACATCTCGGACAATTCATTAAGAACTTTCATTAAGCCTTTTTCTAGCTTTTGTGCAATCTCAGCGTTCTGTGCTGCGTTAGTGAAAACACCGACTTCTCTAACCTCATCTGAAGTTAAATATGAAGAAAGCTTGTACCTGGATCCTTTACAGATCTCACAGTATGTATCAACATTTGACTGTTGACAATCACATCTTTCAACTATATCAAATGCTTCTAAACATTGAGCAATTTCGTACCATCTGGATTTGAAAAGCTTTTTAGTTTGCTCTTTGTATGCCCTGAGCTTATGCTGATCAGTTGAAAGCAGCGTACCCATATCCAATGAATGTTTCATTAGATCATTTAAATTTTTATATATATAATTTGCTAACTGAAAATTCCCATTTGAATCTGTAAATTTTTTCCAATCATCCATAACATAAAACCTTTCACATGTATCATCCAGCGTACCTACCAGTGCCCATAGGTTTCCTTAAACCTGGTGTAGCTCCTGGCCCTCTGTAACTTGTTCTACTCTCATTGGGTCCCTTACCAGACATTGCCATACCTGCAGCTAAGCCAAGGCTTCCACGTGTCACACCTCTGTTTAACTTCATTGTTCTAGCTTGAGTCCTTTGGCTTTGGTAAATCAAAGCCCTGCCACCCTGTTCTTCAAGTAATGCGGGCTTTCTTGAAGGAGTCCCAACTCTACCAACGTTTTCCCCAGCCCTAGATCTTCTTACGAGGCTTCTTCTTGCCTCTTTTTGAATTCTTACAATTTCACTTTTAGGTATTGGATCATTCATGCCTCTTTGTATGGTTTTACTTCTTCGGCCAGCCCTGTCTAAACGAGATAGATATTTTCTACCAGCTTGGGTTTCTGCCTTAGACGCAACTCGGGCCATGTTTGAGTCAAGGCTACCACCTAATGCTTCACCAACATAAGTAGCAACCTTTCCAATACCTCCTCTAATATTTTTCCCCAAACCTGGTATCATCGGCATTATAGATCCTAGTACTTGTAGATGCCTCTAGGAACACCTCTAGTAGGAGACGTACCTCTGCCTCGTCTTTTAGAGGAAATAGCCCCTGCACCCATAAGGCCAGCAACTGCCGATCTTTTAGGGTGAGCTTTAATATGTCGCCCTGCAGCAGTTGCGCCAGCTATCCCTAAACCTCTTTTAGCCATGGCATATGTGCCTTGTCCTTGACCCTTCACAGCGCCAAAAAGCTCACGTGCTTTTCCCATTTTGTTCTCCTATTTCTTCAACAACTTTAGTTCTAGATTTTTTTATAGGTTTTTGTACGTCAAAAATAAAATCTTCTTCTAAATAATCAATATGGAATATAGTACCTCTAGGCACCGAAGACTTCACAATAGCTTGAGCTATCTTAGTTTCTATATTGTCTCTTCTGATCTGAGCAATGCCCCTAGCACCTTTGATCGTATCAATACCTAAATCTATCAACCCATCTATAACATTGTCAGTGTACTCTAGCGAAATTCCCTTTTTGGATAGCTTTTCTGCTGTTACCGACATTTCTAGTTGAGCTATCTTTACGCAATCTTGTCTTTCAAGATGGTTAAATATAACAACTTTATCTACCCTATTTAAAAACTCGGGCCTAAAGTATTTATCAATAGCTTTCATGGTGTTTTTCTCAACTATGTTTCTAACAGGTATTTTTTCAGTTTTTCTATCAAAATCTACACTTTGACCAAAACCTACACCAGTTGAAATTAAGTTTTCGACTACTTTATCATTTCCTAAATTTGTAGTCATTATTATTATAGTGTTTCTAAAATCTATGATTTCACCTTTATTATCGGTAACAAAACCTTCATCAAAAACTCTAAGAAAAGTGTTCCACATATCTTCATGTGCCTTTTCCACTTCATCCAGCAATATAACAGTATTTGGGTTTTTCTTAACCTGATTAGTTAACTGTCCACCCTCATCATGGCCAACATATCCAGGAGGTGCACCTAAAAGCTTTTGGTTCTCATGTTTATGTTGAAATTCTCCGCAATCGATTCTAACCATATTCGTGTCTGAACCATACATGTAGTTATGTAATTTATTAGCAAGGTGTGTTTTACCCACTCCAGAGGACCCGGCAAAGAGAAATACACCTAAAGGCCTGTCCGAGTCGTGCAGGTCAGCCTGACACCTGTATAGTGCCGAAACAACCTCGTCAACTGCTTCATCTTGACCTATAACCATAGATTTAAGATATTGATCAAGACCTAAAAACTTTTGCTTAGTTAGTTTCTTAAACTGCTTTTTTACTGGAGTTCTCTTAGTTACTTTTTGTTTATCAATATATTTCTTTATCTGCTCAAAATCAAAATCATCATCTTCTTTTTCCTGATCAAACAGTTCCGATGGAGCTGTAGCAAAAGCGGTATCTAACCAGAACTCTAAATTCAATCCAGGGTTTAACATAACGCATCCAGCGTATATAGCTTCTATGGCCCTGTTTCCGGATACTCTAGACATCATTGCTAAAGATGAGGCTACTTCTGTTTTTAGGTTATAAACAAAATTCTCTATAACTATCTTTTTAAATTCTTCTTCTTTTTTCTTTTTATTCTTAGAGACAAACTCTTCTACCTCAGAAGTTTCCAATACTTTAAACTTTACACCTGTGCCGAGTTCCGGTATGAATATTTGATATATTTGCATGTGGGTCCTACTTACGTCTACTTATATAGGTTTATATATAATACGTATAAGTATATATTATAATAGTATATGTTAATATATAATTATATAGTAAAGGGGGGAAGGGGGGAAGGGGGGCGTATGACCAGTCTATCATACGTGTCAAATTGAAATCCAGTTCACCAATTAATATTTTCGATTTCAGGCACTTTTTCAAGACAAGGACCTGCCACAGCCCAGTATTTTAAGATATCATTTGGGGTATGAAATCTTTTATATAAGATATAAAGCGAAAGTTCTAGATATGCATCCTGCTGATGACACTTGCTCATTTTGTCTCCTTACTGTATAATGTTGATATCAATTATAACATAAATAGTTAGGATTTAACAATGGAAGAACAAATGCAGCAGAACGTAGAAACGATATTTGAAAATTTTCGCAAAATGTACGAATCTTGCGTCGTTGCTGCCGAATCTTGGCCAGAAGATATGGAATCTACCGCAAAGTTTTTAGAAGCTGTTTCTTTGGAGACGACCAGCATGGTAGAGGTGTTTGATGGTATAATTGGAGAATACATAAAAGAGGTCAGAGAGGCCTCCCTTCAAGGAAAGTTATTTGATGACTAACGAATCTGAGCAGAAAGAACCTTCTAAGGCATTAGAGGTTGCAATAGCTCATCTACAAAAACAATACGGGCAGGGATCGGTCATTCGACTTGGAACCACTAATATTAAGCCTTGGGAATCGATTTCTACCGGAGCAATGACATTAGACCACGCCTTAGGGATTGGTGGACTTCCAAGAGGAAGAGTAGTAGAGATTTATGGGCCAGAATCTTCTGGAAAATCCACCCTAGCTCTAACCACTGTCGCTAAGGCACAGAGAATGGGCCTGACATGTGCCTATATTGACGCAGAACACGCGTTAGACCCTGTTTACATGCAAGAGGTAGGGATAGACCTAGATAACCTCTTACTGGCCCAACCAGACTATGGTGAGCAAGGTCTAGATATCTTAGATAGGTTACTGAGAACAGGTGAGATAGGAGTCATTGTAGTTGACTCTGTTGCTGCCCTAGTTCCTAAGGCAGAGCTGGATGGCGAGATGGAGCAGGCTCATATGGGGCTACAAGCCCGTATGATGGCCAAAGCCTTGCGTAAGGTCACTGGACTAGCTGCACAGCATAATACGCTCATAATCTTCTTGAACCAGCTTAGAAACAAAATTGGGATCATGTTTGGTAACCCTGAGACTACACCTGGTGGTATGTCCCTAAAGTTCTATTCTTCTGTGAGAATTGATGTAAGAAAGAAAGAAGATCTCAAAGATAAGTCTGGTGAACTAACAGGTATAAGAGTAAAAGCCAAGATTATTAAGAATAAGATGGCTCCACCCATGAAAATCACCGAATTTAACATCAATTATGCTCAAGGTATCGATGAATATGGCTGTATTTTTGATGTCGGTCTAGAAAAAGGTATTTTTACCCAAAAAGGCGCATGGGTGTACTACAAAGACGAGAATTTCGCTCAAGGTAGAGACAATGCTATTGATAAGCTGAAGGATTCTCCAGAGATAGTAGAGGAAATCAAGGGTTAAAATGTCATTCTCACCAATGATTTGTGAAGATTGCTCTTTGCCGCCTAATTGGGTTACTTGTCAGCTTCCAAAACGCAACGGAAAATTTTTTTCTTCGGTCAAATGCCGTGATTGTGGTGATGAATGGGAAGAACCTGACGAAAATGCTGATGATATAGAAGATCAGTTACCTAGCGAGGATGATCCTGAACCTTTCCGCTGATTTTTTTTCGAAAAATTTTTATAAAATTAGTGTTTCTAGCCAAAAAAAGTTAAAACGGTTACTATACGGCTAGAAAAGTTATGGAAAATAAAGGATGTGTACATGGATTACGATTTTGTCAAAAGAATTCTTGATTTAGTAGAAAAAAACTTAGACAAAGTTGATCCTAATGACGTGCTCAGGTTTACACACGAATTTTCTAACGATCAAATGGAAAGAATCATTACGGTTCATCCAACCCCAGAAGGCTACATCGTTTTCAGTGTATTCAATGAAGATGAATGGACAATTGTAAACAACATCTGTGAAATATCTGAAAAATCAATTGATGAAGTTATTTTCGAGCTCGCTGAAGAAGGCGAAAGCTCAACAGTTATTATTGATCCACGCCAGTTCTAATCAGAACAAGCGAAGTTGATCAAACATCAAACGAGAAATTCTGCGCTCCAAATCATCGGTTAAACCCTGATCCTTATTGATCAGATAACTGTATCTAGCGTATTCTGCTTTTCTACGTCTGTTTGCAACAAATCTCTTCCAAAAGCTATTCATCATCACTCCTTATAATAAAAAAAGACACAGGTATAGTAGTGATTAGGTTGTGACCATCAAAAGAGAAATATGACACATCAAAAAAGGGGACGCTCCACCATGGCTAGTGGAACATCCCCTTTTTCTTCACATGACTACATAAAGTAACTTTATTGGAGGGTTAAAGTTACATGCGTCAGTATATCAGTAATCGTAACCGTATTCAAGCTCATCCATGTAATCTGAACCCAAACGGCTAGCATAGCCAGCCAACGTGGTACGTACACCCTCAGTGTCCTCATCTACCCACATGAGACAATCAGGACATCTCACAGTAGACACCAGAAGATCCTCAGATACGATGAACTCTGAACCACAGTGTGGACAATCAACAAATGTATTCATTACAACTCCCTTGAGTGTTAAGCATTGGGTGCTTGATATTTCCCCCACCTTGTGGTGGTTAACTGTCATCTAAGCATATGTATTAGATCCTTGTCAAGTAGTAGATCAATATTTCTCAGAAAAGTTTTTCCGGCGGCCCGACCACCCCCACAGCCCCTATAAAGGTATATAAAAAACTATATCATGGAAAAATAAAGGAAAATTTATGAGCGGGTAATAGTAGATATATATGTACTCTTGTTTCTTTAACGAGGGTACGGGGGTATACCCCAGAAGCTTGAGAACGCAGAGTGAACAACTGATCTCTGCAGGAGGATAATAGTCATGAATGTTCACACTCTCATCAATGAGTTCATCGTTCCCGCTGCTCGCGAGGGACGCATCGTTCACACGAACGGTGGACAGTGGTGCATCTTGGAGGGTACCAACGTCCGTACGGTGGACATCACCGGACAGATGGAGGCCAACACGGTCCGCACCGCGGAGTCGTACGCACGTGCATGGGGTCTCACCCTCCCATTGTACACGCGTCCAGCTGAGCCCGAGTTCAAGAACTGGCTCGTCTGACAGGTCGTCCTGGCCCCCCTTCGGGGGGGTCGGGACCCTCCTGTTTTGGCCGGCTAGATTCTTGATAGTGATAGTATCCATAGCCCCAGAAGCGTGTGAACGCACGGGATGACCGAACGATTCCTGTGCAGGGAGGATCAGATGTACATTGTCCGAGTCTTCATCGTTGCCATCTTCTTTGGGCTGTTTGCAGCGCAGAGCTGGATGGGTTGGCAGTGGGAGGGGTTCACGCATCCCGAACACGGTATCCTCGTGGCCTGCATGGTCGCGATGGGTGGCATCCTCGGAAGGAGGTGGTTTGAAGCATGATCACATGCAGCGTGTGTCGACGACGTCATGTCGTTGGCAGTGAGCAGTACTTCGCGTGTCGTCGGATCGGATGGATTCGTGCGCATGAGATGGGCTGTCACACGATGGATGGTGCGGCTGGGTTCCAGGCCGAGTGTCCATTGTGTGTGAAGAGGACGGTTGCCCTTGACATCTGCGGATGTCAGGGGTGATCCCTCTTTGTCGAGCTAGCATTTTGATAGTGATCTTTAGCCCCAGAAGCTTGGGAACGAGGAAAGGAGGCGACATGATCGTCTGTGGTAAGTGCTCGAAGTGGGAGAACGGAAAGCGGAAGGAGGTGAGGCATAAGACTGTGGCAGCCGTCAAGGCGTGCCACATGAAGGGCAAGAAGAAGACCTCGGGCTGACGCCCGGGGTCTTCCCCTTCTGCCCTGCTAGATCTTTAGTTATATATTTGATAGTGATTTTTAGCCCCAGAAACTTTAGAACGGAGCCAGGAGGTACCTGGTCCATGCTCATGAAAGGAGAACCACATGAGCAGTCCCACCATCCGCGGATGGGTCGGAGCCGGTGAGAAGGGCGTGTCCTTCAAGCCTGTGTCCGGCAACACCCCGGTCTTCGTGCGAGCGTCTGACGACGTTCGCACGAAGATCCGAGCCGGTCTCTGGACCAATGGCGTGAAGACCCACGTCATGGACCCGGAGGTCCCCGTGAGCCTCTTCGAGGTGTTCACGCTCAAGGACGGTACCCCCGCGTATCGTCTGAACCTGACGAACGAGCAGGTTCTGACCGAGTTCCTCGCTCTGTGCCAGAAGGCACGTCGCGAGAAGAGCGACGGTGTCGACACCACGGCGGCTGACGCCATCGTGGCTGAGTTCAACTGGAGCTGAGCCACAGGGGTGACAGGGGAGGCCTTCGGGCCTCCCCCCCCCTTCGGGGGGCTAGATCTTTAATTGTAAGAATTTTGATAGTGATAGTAGTATTAGTCCCAGAAGCGTGTGAACGAGAGAAAGGAGGTGTAATTATGCCGAAGAATGCACTTGACAATCCGAATCGCAAGGCTCCATGGACCACAATCTTTAGTTCTCGCTGGACTGAGGAGGAGAAGGAGGAAGCAAGGAAGAAGATCGAGAAGAAGAAGTGAGAGAGGCCCCTTCGGGGGCCTCTCCCACTTTTTCGTTATAGATCTTTAGTTGTTAGGTCTTTATCCCCAGAAACTTGAGAACGCAGATGAACAGCCGATTCTGCAAGGAGGTGCCAGATGCGCACTACCGCAATCCTGCTTGACTACGTCATCCGGTGCATCACCGCTGGCAAGTTCGAGCGCCGTATCGACCGGAAGGGCAACACCTTCTGGCGAGTCCAGGGTGAGCAGTTCGATGAGTTCACCATCGGGCCCATCGTCCGCTCTGCCGTGGTTTACCTCGGTAAGAACGATTCGTTCCGGATCGTGGCCAATGTTGGCGGCATCAACCGTCACAGTGGCAAGCGCTGGGTTCGGTCCCAGACTGTCATGGCGAAGCCGGTTACCGAATGGGCCTGCATCGTCCTGAGCGGCAAGCAAACCGACTGGGTGGATCGCAGCACAATCGAGGGTGCTGTGGCCCAACTCGCGAGTTGAGGGGAGAGGAGAGAGGAGGCCTTCGGGCTTCCTCCCCTCTTCGAGGGGCTAGATCTTTAATCACTAGAACTTTGATAGTGATTATGTAGTCCCAGAAACTTTAGAACGGAGCCAGGAGGTACTTGGCCCATGCTCGTGAAAGGAGAACCACATGAGCAAAACTCCGACCATCCGCGGATGGGTCGGTGCGGGTGAGGAGGGTGTGTCCTTCAAGCCCGTGTCCGGCAACACCCCGGTCTTCGTGAATGCGTCCGATGCGACGCGTGCGAAGCTCCGGGCCGGTCTCTGGACCGATGGCGTGAAGACTCACGTCATGACCCCGGAGGTCCCCGTGAGCCTCTTCGAGGTGTTCACGCTGAGCGACGGTACCCCCGCGTATCGTCTTGAGCTCAGGGATGAGAACATCCTCAAGGAGTTCCTCGCGCTGTGCCAGCAGGCCCGTCGCGAGAAGAGTGCAGCCGTGGACACCACCGCGGCTGACGCCATCGTGGCTGAGTTCAACTGGAGCTGAGCCACAGGGGTGACAGGGGAGGCCTTCGGGCCTCCCCCCCCCTTCGGGGGGCTAGATCTTTAGTTATAATATTATTATTTAGTCCCAGAAATTTGAGAACGGGACAAGTAGAAAGGAGATCCCATGGAATACTGGCAGTTCGTGGCATCAACAAAGCAAAGCCATCGTCCAGAAGTCACCGACCAAAGATATGGTCAGTGGTACTTCAACTGTCTGGTTCAGGTCAGGCCAGACATCTCCGAGAAGATCAGGTCCACCAAGTTGGATCCATTCTTCAAGGAGAAGGTTTCTCAGGAGACCGAAGAGTTCGTGGAGGCGAACTGGTGAGGAATGCCCCTTCGGGGGCTTCTTCATCTTTTGTTCATAGACTTTTATTCACTTCATTGCCGCCCAGGCTGTATTAATATTATATATCACTAGCATTTTTTGATAGTGAATATAGTCTTTAGGTCCTTAGAGTCTAAACTTGAGAACGCCGCCTTCGGCGGTGCCATATTATCCGATTCAGCTTGGAAGGAGCTTGAACATGGCAAATCTTATCCGTTTCTGGGTTGGAGCTGGTGAATCCAAGATCAGCCTCACGCCCCACAATCCCCAGGATCTCCAGGGTCAGCCTCTGTTCTTCGAGGTGCCCGCAGAGAGCCTGAAGCTGCCCGTTCGCGCCAAGAACGGCAAGGTCACCATGCAGGACCAGATTCTGCGAGAGTGGGTCTTTGGCCTGCTGAAGCCCGATGGTGTCAATAAGAGCCATCAGACCTGGGTTGACATCGATTCTGCGGTGATTGAGCAGAAGTTCCGTAAGAGCGATTCTCGCCCTTATCGGAGCCTCGATTTGACCCGCGACAACATGGGTGCCGTCTTGGCTGGTTTTGTCAAGCAGGTCTGGGACAACCGGACTGAGAAGGTTGCCCGAGGAGCCGCTTCGGCTGCTGAAGCCAATGGCCTGATCGAAGGCATGGAGTTCGAGTGAGCACCATGACGCGACAAGAGACCATTGAGCAGACTTTGACCGAGTTGAGGTATAAGCTGGAGAACTCCAACTTGTCCTCGATGGAGTCGTATAACATCGTGCGAGCGATAGTTCACTGGGAGCAGGTTCTCACCCAGATGAGCTAAGGTTAAGCGCGGGTGTAGCCAGATTAGTCTGGTTGCACCCGCGCTCACCTTGTTCGCATTGTAGGACCTTTAGTCGCAGAGTCTAAACTTGACGACGCGCATTCAAAAGGGGAGAAAACACATGTTTGTGTTGTTCATTATTAGTGTCACTATCAATATTTTACTGGCATTTGCTGTCGGAGTTCTTTCCGGCGAAAATGTAGAAAGGTAACATTCAAAAAATGAAGATTATTGGAAAATCTGCTGCTATTGTGACTAAGGGTATCTCTGATGCTCCTAAGCACACGAAAAGTCTTGCTAGCTCATTCACTGCTAAAGTGAAGTCGGGTTCGTCTGCTTTCGCTGATAAGGTGAAGGAAGGCTGGCAGGAAGGCATGGGTGAGTCTGATGTCGATGATGTTGTCGTGTTTGATTTGACCGACGATGTCATTGAGGCTCAGGCCTGACACATGCAAAAGCTTGACATTGGTGTAAACTGTAATAGTTTGCACCAATGTCAATAACATAATATAAGTAAGTTAGACAACAGAAAGTTGAATTGTAAGTTATGAGCGTATTGTCCTTTTTCAAGAGTGATGTTCATAAGGTGTCAGATCGCCATTTGGATCTGACGGCTGCTTCGGGCAACACTATTCAAGTGAAGGTTGGTCGTACTGTGCCTCAGGCTGGTTCGATCAATGGTCACGATGTGAATACTCGTGTTACCCTTCTGGATCAGCCTCTTCTGACTCAGGTTACTCTCCGTGAGCAGGCCTATGTTGAGGATCCGAACTCTACGTATCTCGTTGCTGAGATGCTGTTGAGCCAGGTTGCTATGAATCTTGAGGTTCAGGTGGAGAATGATTGGATTTCGATCCAGGATTTGTTCTTCATGCAGGCTCAGGAGAATGATCCTGATCTTTCCCGCGATACCTTTGATGAAATGCTCTTCAATATGAGGATGGACTTCACTGGTGCTTCGGGTATCTCTACTAAGGTTCCGAACTTGTTCACTCAGCAGATTGGTGCTGATCGAGATAAGTTTGATGCCTTTGTTGAGACGTTCTTGGGTGCTGGTGCTGTCGATGACTTTGCTTCGCGTGCCAATAAGCCTCGGACGATGACTGAAGCGTATCGTCATTCCACTGGTGTTCCTGTGAACTGGTTTGAGGTTTCTAAGACTGATCGGTCTAAGAATACTCGTAATCAGGGGTTCACTTCCTTTGTTGATGCTGTGGTTTCAACCTATGAGCGTCAGCAGGAGCAAATCAATTGGATTACTGATCAGGAAGGTAAGCTTTCCGACTTGACTGGTAAGAAGCTTGAGGCTCTTCAGAGCATGATTGCTCGTAAGAAGGAGCTTGCTCGTCAGGCTTCTGGCAACTGGGCTGGTTCGGCTCAGCGTCAGAATCGTGTGAATGGCACGTTGGAGACTGTCGACCAGTATGATCTCATTAAGGCTACTTGTGGCCGTATTGAGATGGTTGTCGATAACGATCCTGTGTTCATTGATTTGTGGACTACTCGTCGTGGTACCACTCGTCTTGATGATGCACAGCCCACTGCTAGCACTGATGATGCTGATGTGGAGTTTGATCGTAACTGATCCCCATCCGACCTAGATATGTCGTTAAACTGTTATCTGGGCTTGTCCTGGGGTCATGACCTGCATACTGAGGTCAGGCTTGTAACACCTGAGCATGTGATAAAACTGCTCCCCCTTCGGGGGTTACATGGATGCCCGTAAGCCATGGTAAAATGAACGGGGCGAACCTGAGTATGTTCGTCACATAAACTGCTCCCCTAGGGGGAGAAGGGCTTAGCGCACACGTAAACCCGCATGTCGGAACGCTGTGCTACCCGGGTTCGATTCCCGGCTCCTCCACTATCAGACCCGTTTTATCCACATTCAAAATAAAGAAAGAGGTACACATGTTGACCACCATCAACATTCCATTGTCCAAAGATGTTGTTACACATAAGTTCAATGTTGTTAACAAGATTCAGTTCATCAAGGACATTCGTAGCAATACGCACTGTGGCTTGGTTGAGGCTAAGAACATTGTTGACAAGATTGACGACATGTTCCAGGAGTTGAAGCCTGTTCAGCAGACTGTCTATTCGCTTGTTATGAGCGAGTTGGTCAAGTATCAGGATCGTAGTGATGAGAACCTGAGTTTTCTCATGGATGTTCTTCAGTTTATGAAGACTACTTCGCCGGCCAATCTAAAGGCACATGACATGGAGGTTCCTACTATGGGCACGTTCAATAATGATGGAAGTTATAATCCTGCTCCAGTTAAAAACTCTTATCACATGTGTGATACTGAGTGTCGTCATGAGTGTGAGCATGCCGGCTGTGACCGCATGGTTGCCTATCATGATGAACCGTACTGTTTCACGCATTCGCCTGACAGCGGTTCAAGTGTCCCTGGCTACGATTCCAGGCACAAAAACCCTTTCTGATAATGGAGTTCTGTAACAAGAAACACCTGGTTGACCATCTCATTACTGGTGATGATATACCAGAAAATCCTCCATCTTTGCCGCATATGACTAAGAAACAGATTCATCGTCTGATTCGTCATCTAATGTGGCATCGATGTATAGATTTTGCCAGAGAATTTAGAGATGGCAACCGAGTGTATCTTGTTGACTCAGAACTTGATTTGGAAGGAATCATTACAAACGATGTGCAACGCATTGATTTTCAAAAAGAAGCATATGATTTATGCGACAATTTGATAAATTTACCTGAGAGGAAACAATGAGAGTTTATCTCAACTCGTCTGAGCGAGTATAAACCGCCTTAGGCTCAGAGCGTCCCCACTTCGGTGGGGGGTGGCGTTGGTTTCTATGTACGGCAATACATAGACATTGACTTTTCTGTCGACCTTGCCGGGAAGCAGTTAAGTTGGTGGTGATGGTGTCACAACCTGAAGAATGTACGTTCAAGCACTTATACAATTGTATACGTACACATACAATTGTGAGGGAGTTGATAGCCCCCAAGACTCGAAAGGGATTGATCCCCCAGCTATCCTATTCTCTTTATTTATTTATTCTTTCCTATACTAGATCTTTAGTCATAGACCATGTTCACTATCAGGGGGGCCCCCTTTGGGGGGTTCCTGATTTCTATGAGGATTATTTTTCGGCGTTTAGACCGAAAATCTCGTAGAAAATTGGACGGATTTGCCGGCCATCTGATATAATAATCTCCGTAAGCAGCAAGCTACATAAAAGGAGATTATACAGATGCCTAGACAGCATCAGTCCAAGCAAATGAAAAAGGTCTTCTCAGAGCTTAGGAGACTCGGATTCAGCGTGGAACAAAAGAAGTCCGGATGTTACAAGATACTCCCTCCCCCCTCCATGAAATCTTGCGACATATATATAACTCATGGGACAGAGTCCGCACTCCATCCTATGAGACGTGACTTCAAAAGAATGTATAATGTAGACCTAACAGTGTAGTTCGCCGCTGGCAGGCGGTGTCGGGGTTGAGTAGGTGGTCCTCCCCCGGCACCGTCAACTTCGCCGGCCTACAACAAACACTCTACATTAACAAATCACGCAACAACAACTAATATTAAACAACAAATGCATAGTATCCTATAGCAAACACTCATATAGGATAATAAAAGAACGATTTTTGTTGACCAGACCACAATATAGGCCCCGTGCACGTGGGCACCCATATGAAAATGACAATGTTTTATACTATTGTCTTTCCACTTCTGTGGACACTTTCTGTGTCTATGTATTCAGACATTGCTGTATTTATGTATCTATGTCTTTCTTTATAGACATACAGCATAAATTGTTTTCCCGCCGGCCATCAACAACAAAGGATAATCATGTCCCGTACACAACGTAATAATAAAACTATCCCAACTGAAGGTTCAATTGAACCACTCACCACACCAGATAACTGTACCCATCAGTACGACAGATATCACACCCGTTTCGGTGACTGGTGTTGCACCAACTGTCATGCCCAAATGGGCTGGCATCCACAACTAGTTCGCAAAGGAATCTACGGAGAAGGAACTAACATGTGGATTGCTGCACAAGGGCACCCTACAGGCGAATGTGCCGAATGGGACAACAAAGTTATCCGTATCTGGAGGAACAAATAACATGGAACTACTCTTGTGGATCTATGGTATCTTTGCTATTATAAGCTTGCTTACATAGCTACAATAGATGCCCGCCGATTGTCAAATATTGTTACACACCTGTATTTATACACCTTTACGGCTCCGTATACATATATAATATAATGTTTGTAACATAAACTTTGATAATATCAACTAAATCAGTATAAACATGCAGAATATGCACCAAAAAGTTTACACGTTTATATAAGTTAAAGGGGGGCTTTATGGCCACATTTACACTCACAGATCAAGAAGCACATGACATGATCAAAATGTTAGGCGTAGCCTTTCATTCGATCAACATGGGTACTTCACCACCATCAATAAAGTTCAAAGTAAGTGAACTTGAAAGAATCTTCACACTTCATGAACACTTGTTGTCTTTTCAGGATCACCAAGATCAACTTGCATACAACAAGCAACTTTATGAAGCCATGAACCAGCCCGAGCCACCAACACCGGAGGACTAAAATGACGATTACACCTATCCGTGAAATCATTATGCGAGTTGAAAACTGGGCACGTGTTAATGTGCCCGAAGAGTTTGCATACAATTCCCGTATGACATACTACAACTCTGCTTTTTCCAACAAGATTATCACCAAAAACGAACTAGAAGATGCTCGAATCTTCTATGGCCGTCTTTGGGATTACGTAGGAGACTGATATGACACTTAATCAAATGCACGATCTTAGTATTATTCAGCAAAAAGAACAAAGATATTTGATGCCGCAATGGCAAGTTGAACTTTGCCACGGCACCCCTGGTGGTTCTGGCGTCATGGCAGATATCATTCACGTCACCAAGAAATGGGAACGTGTCGAAGCAGCAATTGAGGAACTCAAGCAAAAGTCACTGACATATCCACAACACGAACATGGTGAATGGTATGTCATTGTCACTGAGCTAGCTGCTGTAGCCAAAGGCACATACACATTCCCTCAATCATCAGAAGAACTTATTGACCAAATCTGGGAGAAATATGACTACTCAACTATGCACGATGTGCAGCAAACCAGCTCCTAACGAGTTCAAAGAACATCAACCTGACACAGAAATACAACCAACAGGCGGTTTACACCTAGCTATCTTTGATGGCTACGGTATGTTCAACGACTGTATGGATGAAGACGAAATGACAATCTTTCGTAGCATCAGGCTTTGCCATGATTGTTCGGTCAAACTCATTGACATGTTCCCACTTGAATTTCAACATCATTTCCGTAGCGGTCACCCCAACACAATGTGTGGTGACAACTACAAAGAAATGGGATGTAACTACTCATGGAATACAAAGGACTAACACTATGTCACAAAACAATATGATTTCATTCATTACACTCACTGATCTTGACTCTGAAAAGATCGAACTTAATCCTGCTTTCATCGTTATGATGAAGCGAGATACCTATGAGCCTGAAGAAGGCGTTGAAATGCCATTCACTAAGATTTATCTTTCTACTGGCAATGCAATCTATGCACTTGAAACACCAGAAGAAATCAGCAATCTTCAAATGCAAACAGTTGCTAAGGCAATGGCAGCACTCATGCCAATGATGAATGACATGTTTGAAGAGCTTGATTTTTAATGGTACAAGATCACTCACTCAGTTTACTTGACAGATTCTTTGTCAAGTTTTCAACCAAATGGTATCTTGTTGACATCACAGATTCATATGTTGTATACGTAGGAACATATGACGAATGTGAAGAACTTCAAGATCAATTACATGGATCTCTTTACGTCATAATGCGAAAAAGAGATCTCAATAAAGCAGAAAGGGAATCTCTTGACCTTTTACGTCACACGTAAAGAAAAGGTTCTTTTCTGGGGTAAACTTTCTCAATGCGTCACTTACATAGGCGAAATTCTCCCACGTCAAGCTGGATGTGATATCGTCTATAAAGACAATCTTACCTTGGAACAACAAGAATGGTTACACCAGATCAAAAAGAATCTACACTCATCAGCAGAACACAAGTGAACTATTACGTAGTTTATAGTGCCAAGTCGCAATCTTTTGTTTATGTCGGAAAACAAGACGCATGTCACAGATATATCCGAGATAAAGAACTAACTGAATGCGAAGTTTGGCACATTCACGACATTGAGACACATTCAAAACCTGTATATATTTACAACCAGGAGTAACTGATGTCATCAAACACTAGCCCAACAACTTATGATTTCAGAAACCCTTCTCATCTTTACAAAGAGAATGGTATTATTAAATCACAAAAAGCCGACATGCTTCACCGAAATACTTGTCATCATTGTCGTAAAGAAAATCTTATTCTTATCAACAATGTTGATTATGTACGCTGGGCAGAAGGCAAAGAATACGTTCAGAATGTATTCAGCTGGCTTAACCACGAAGACAGAGAAATCTTGATGACTGGCATTCACCCGCAATGTTGGCTTCAAATGTTTCCTTACGAGGACTAACCGTGATATACTTCGTTGCAACATTACCAGCTATTTTGATACTATTTCTAGCATACAAAATTACAAGATGGGAAGAAAAAGACCAAACTTTCTGACCATCAAGCCCCTGTAGCTCAGTAGGATAGAGCAACGGCCTTCTAAGCCGCAGGTCGCAGGTTCGATTCCTGCCGGGGGCGCATGCAAAACAATGATTTAATGGGATAATATATTCCTTACAATTGGGGGACTGCGTGTATAACGCGTCTTAAACGACACTGTGGTGTGCCCCAATAACCTTTAGTCTGATACATGTAGCATGGTGTGGAGGGAGATCCTGCAACAGCACTCGGTGTCTTTGGTGTTCATGAAACACTATATGTATCAGACTATATTCCGGGATAGCTCAGCTGGCAGAGCAGCTGACTGTTAATCAGCGGGTCACAGGTTCGAGCCCTGTTCCCGGAGCTAAATATCATCAAACACTAAGGAGATATAATGTCGTCATCAAACGACTTTCCGAACTGCCATTTAGTTCAGTATGCCATTGATGTCAATGGCAATATGGATCCTAAGTGGTCACGTCAATTTCAGCAAATTGAAAACACTTTGGTTCCTGGTTTGTATTTTTACGGTGTGAAAGCTAGTAAGTACGGCATTCGTAAAATCAAAGATGCTACTCATTTTGCTATTATTGATCTGAATGCCAGAAATGCTGATGAAATGTTTCTTTACAATTCAGAACTTCCAGCTCCTGGCAGACAGGTTATTGCTCTTGATAACCATTACTTGGTTGTCAGGGCAACCAATCATAACATGAAAATCGCTATTTCAAAACATAAGACTTTACGTCAAGCCAAAAATAACCTTAAGGAGCAAAGCTCATGAACACCCATTCCATCCAACTCTCATCCAATGTGGAAGTTCAGATGACTGTTGAGTCCAATAACAAGATTTCTGTTCAAATGAACAACTTGTCAGACTCATCTTTCATCTATAAGTACAACGGTACTTCAGAAAACTTCTTCAATACTCAGTCATATCTGATTGCTACTGCTTGTGTTGAGAACTATATTCGCTCCAACTACAAGACCAATGCTATCAAGAATCATATTGATTCCGCTAAGCTTCAGCTTGATGCATTCTTTAATGCGGCTTCGAGTATTCTTATCAACACTACTTTCAAGCCTCTTCCTGCTGCTGCTAATACCCCTGTTCGTAAGCAGTACAAAAAGCGTAATCAGGGAATCCGCAAGGTCACCCCTGATTTGATTACCAGTGTTCTTGATAAATACGTAAATCAGAACAAGACTGTTAATCAGATTTCTAAAGATCTGAACATGGCACCAGCAACTGCTGCTCGTATTCTTAACAAGCACGGTTACAAGGGCATTTGCAAAGATAAGCCTCTTATGACCGCACGAATTGATGCTACTCCTGTTGTTCAGTCATCTAATGATCTGATGTCCGCACTGAGAGCTATTCCGGCACCTCAGTAACAATTCGAGATTCTCCCTGGGGTTTAGATCCTTATTTCCTCCCCCTAGGATGTAATGAGATCCCCTAGGGAGAATCTTACTCGAAAGGCAAATATGTCAATTACTACTGACGAAGCTGAACTTCAGATTCTTATTTCTCAGAATCTTCGTGACGCTTCTGAACTAACTAAGGTGTTGTCAGATGATTGGATGTTTCTATCATTTGACTCTGACTCATCTGATGCCCAAAGTGATTTTAGAAAGATTTATTACAATAAGCTTTCTGATCTCCATGATACTTTTGGTGTAATTAAGCAATCATATGAAGCAATTTGTGAAATACACGAAGTAAGTTACCAATAGGAGGTAACATGTCTAAGACAGCTCAAATCCAGCAATATGTGAATAACAATCCAAATCTTTGTATAAAAACAAAAGATATGGCTGAGAACTGTAATGTTAGTCTTCCAACACTTTTAAAGTATATTAAAAATAATCCAGAGCAGTTTGAAAAAGTAGAACATGGAAAATATAAGATTCTTTCCACTACTGTTCAATCATCTCCAGATTTACCACAAGGAACTACTGTACAAACTGTAAGCAATAATTTCCTTACATTGTCCGTACAATCAGAAGATTCCGATCCTTTCAGTTGGTAAATCTAAGAAATGTGTTACTATAATAAGTCAACGCAGGATATTACGTAATCTTTTCGTAATAACTTGCACTGAATGACCATCATATAGTAATATCATTTCATGCCGGCTGAGGAGACGGCATCGGGAAAATATCCCTTAATTAGCAGTGCAAACTGTGAAACGAGATAATAATAACCGTTGCCGTAAATACATTAGGCAGAACTCGTTTCGCAACCTGCGTTACACTGACATAGGAAGTACCATGTCAGTCGCGACGAAAGGAGCGATTGTGATTAAAAAAGCGTTGATACGCAAACTCACTAAGAAAACACATTATACTGAAATAATACCCTTGCCAATAGCTGTTATTATGGTAACAATTATGTTAGCAGCAATAGTCCTTATTGGTGGAACTGGTCAGGCAGTAGATAATCCAACTGCAGACACTTCCAACATTAAAGAAGTTGGCAATCCTCTTGCGTACTATAGTTTATCTTTAGATACGCATTCATCGGAAGAATGGAGACCACAACTTCCTGATCTTCCTGATGGTATTACACTTGACCCTAATTGGGAACAAGTGTTGAACGATCCAGCACGAACTGAACCCGCAGTTCCACAGCCAGTTCGTTCAGTCAATATTAAATCAATAACCACAACAACTACTGAACCAGTTAAACCATATCGACAAGCAGCTGAAGATTCAATGTGTCCCATGTGGCACGAACTTGCTACTTCAATCGGATGGCCACAAGAAGAGTTGTCTAAGTTGTCATATGTTCTCTGGAGAGAAAGTAGATGTCAACCTGAACAACATAATCCTGACGACCCAATGGGTGGCTCAAATGGCTTAATGCAGATTAACCAGTTTTGGTGTAAACCTACCCAATACTGGCCTGATGGCTGGTTACAATCACATGGAGTTCTCACATCTTGTGATGATCTCTATGATCCAGAAACCAATCTGAAGGCTGGATATTCTATCTGGCTTAACTCAGGTTGGTCACCCTGGAATATGTAACCCAGGTTTGGGAGGGGGAGCGATCCTTCCCAGTGAAGTCTAGTAACTGTTCGCTCCTCCTCCCTCCCAACATCCTTGTTTTATACATACAAAATGAATAATTATACACAAGAAAGGAATCATGTTCGGATTTGCTATTACACTAGCAATCGCATCATTTGCTTTAGAAATGCTTATCGCTTCTAAAGTTCCACTAATGAGGCAGCTTGCTAAGAATAATGTACTTGTCAATCTTGCTATTTCACTTGGTTTATCATACGCTATCGGTACAATGTTTGGTGCCATTGGCTTGACTGCTATGACAGCAGCCATTATCAGCACTTTAATGTCTATTCCTGGCTATCAAGTTCTTGAATGGACGTATGATACCGAAAAAGCGCATGCAGAAGGGGGAAACAGAATCGCACACAAGAAGCAGCAAGCAAAAGAAACCAGTAAGAAATGGTCTCAAACCATCTCTGATTTCTTCAAGATTGTTTACTTCATCCTTAAAGTAGTCACATTCCCACTTTGGGTGACAAGACTACTTGTCAGTAAAGTTCGCAAATGAACCAATACATACAACATCATACACTACAACGGAAGGTAAACAGTGTCAAAAAATCGAATCTACAAACCCGTATGTCGTATGAAGATCGACTCCAACGGTCCTCTACGCAGCCGGGAAAACTACCAGATGGGGTTTTACGATTCGGGCATTGTACGTGAGGTTCTTGAAGAATATGGTGGCGATTACACCATGTATACTCTGCCGATTCCACAATCAACTAAAGAGTTCAAAATCGCTAAGCAGTTTCTTCATAAGCCAGAAGTACAATATGCTTTAGTAGACAAGAATAAGATTGTCTTTGTTGTGTTTAGCAACAGTCCCGGATGGATGTCCGCTCTCAATACTTTGGGATATCACCTAGAATCAGGTGACAAGACTAATAAACGACTCAAGTCTGCTCATCGACCCACTCTCATCAACTGTCGATTTGACCGAGATGAGATTAATGTACTAGAAGTCGACCCAACACGATTCACTCGTTACGACTTTGAAGATGAAAATCTTCACCAATATTATCGAGACCACAAAGACCGACTGCTTGACGGTGGTTTCGTAATCAGCACTCGTCTGATTCAGAAAGCAGTAGCTCACCTTCCCGTATATGAACCTCAGAACAATGAAGATTCACAAGAATATTACTTTGACCCTCGTGGTCGACGTAACCTTGTAAACTATCTTCTACGCAACAAGGCTTGGAACGTACGTTTAATCTTTGAACAAGGACATCTCAAAGGTAACGCCTTTGCTGTAGATGACCTTCCAGAAGGCATTGATGTTATCTGTGAATCAGGTAATATCAAGAAAGAAATGTTCTATTACAACGGTTTCCGTTTCCTTGCTGAACCGCAACCAGCAAAGACCAAGACTCTCAGCAATGAGCAAACTATGGTCAATCTTCCTAAACTCTTCCGTAAGAGTGATATGGAAATGTGGCTCAAAGAGGAATACAAGAAACTGTTTGATGACGTTAAGTCAGGAACACTTCTTACTAACTGGCGTTCCATTTACCAGCGTACATGGAAAGATAAGGAATCTCCTGAAGAGAACGAAGAACGAGCCCGTATGTCTTACATCGGTTATCGTTGGACTTCTCTTGGCTTCAAGATTACGGATTCACCATGGCTTGCCAACAACGTTGGTGCACGACATGCTGATCCCCTTAAGAAGAATAAGATTCCAGTACCTTGCGCCGTTTATGAACAGGTCATTTCAGAATCACTTGCTCGCATGGCAGGGCAAGAACTCATGGTAGAACCAGGCACTATCGTTCGATCCAATGAGCTTCAATGCCATGTTGTCAATGATCTTGACTACATTGAAATGTATGACAGCCACGGTGGCCCTGACCAAGACGATTTCTTTCAGCTCTTCTATCGTGAGATGGAAGGCGCAGGAAATCATATTGGTAAGAAAGTCATCGTAGCACGTTCACCAAACGGGCATGGAGAGTATTCCATCTTCGACTATGTTGAAGGAGAATGGAACCCTACATGGCACAAAGCAGATGGTACTGAAATCAGGTTCCCCAAGGTCAACAACTCTCGTTGGCCAAAGCGCCTTTCAGAAGCAATATTCGATTACGAAGTTGCTTACAAAGGCCTACCATCCTCCCATGAACCCAAAGCCTACCGCACAGGTCCATATACCCAAGAAGATGTTGAACGAGACATCAGCATTGCCATGAAAGGTGGCAACGTTGGTGGCTATGTCAACTCAGCAATCATCCACTCTTCCACGATTGGAAAGCATCGTCCGAACCCACTGTGTTCACTAGAAGATGCCATCGACAAGTGTATCAACCCTGATCACGAACTTGATGTTGTAGCAATCGACATGGAAGCAAAGCAAATCATGCAAGAAGTTATTGCCTCCAACAAGCCCATTGAATCTGCTCTTTGGGCCACCAGAGGCACACCATGGTATCTTGAAAAAGGTCAAGAACCAATCCTGCATGAAGGAGTCATTTCCAAAACATACAAATCTTTCTACGATATGTATAAGAAATATCGTAAAGACATGTATGAATGGACCCAGGAAAACTGTCGTCCTCCAGAAATCATCCACCAACTAGGTGCACGAATGTATTTCGCAACACAAAACACGTTGCGAGAGTTTCGGCGGCTATCTTATGATGCCAACTCTGACATCAGCAACGGAGCCATTAGCACCAAGCAATGGGATGACATCTATGCGTTCGTAGTACGAGCAATTGAACGAATGCCCAGAGAAGAAGACAAACACGACTACGTGCTTGGCTTGTACTCAGCATCCATCAAAGTGCCTACTACTAACGGGACCATCACAGATCAAGTAGTGATGAACAATAAAGTGTTTCCTTATCTGGAACGAGCACTCCAGTTTTATGGACTAGCTAACACCGTCAGCTGTAAAGTTGAATCTAACGGTGAACTTAGCATTCGTTCATTTAAAAACACGGAATGGTGGTATTTGGACTCCAATGGAGACCTATGTAAGTATACAACACCGCTTGAGTTTCAGAAGGCACATTCCAAAGACAGTCCTATTACAGGCTCAATCTAATGAATGTATGGTGTCCACTAACCTAGTTATACCAGGTTATGTGGGCACCATACATTTTTTTATTTATATGCAAATACGTATCAAAAAAAACCATCAGACAGCAGACGGTAAAACTAGGAAACTGATTAATAAACACGGCAACGACTATATGTTAATTAAATATGGTTACCAACATAGCTATCAAAGAAGATACTGTCTACTTGTACAAAGTTTAACTACCAACTGGAAAGGTTGGTTAGACATACGTTATATCCAAACTGAAGAAATGAAAGGATGAACGTGAAAACTTTAGAAGAATACTATAAAGAGTTTAAGAAACCAGTAATGTCTTTTCTTTACAGGAAAAACTGTAAAGAACCTGATTACATTTATAACTACTCTATCTATCTAGCTTGGAATAAAATCAAAGACAAGGAATTTACCAGAGATCAATTTCTTTCTTTAACGCTAACAATAGCTTATTACAAGCATATTGACTATATTAGAAACCAGAATTTGTATCAAACATATGAGCTGTTCGAACAAGAACATCCACCTCACACTGACACATATTTCGAACAGACACCACAAGATTTCGCAAAATACTTTAAACCATTAACAGAAACTCAAAAGAAAATAATGTTTCTCTCATATTGGTGTGGATTTAAATCAACAGAAATATCTCAACAACTTAACATGTCTCACGGTTCAGTAAGAGTACATAAGCACCGTTCACAAAGAAAATTAGCAGAAGCATTTAAAGACAAGTAAAAATAAAAAAATTTTCGAAAGGTCAAAGCATTGTGAATTCATCAACAATTATTTATCCAACAGAAGTTCTTTACAACTTCTCACCAAATATCCTTATTCGTAATGTTAACAAAAAGCGTAGATTTCCTCGTATTCGAGCTTTTCTTGCGCGTAAATCGACTAAGGTTGCTGCGCTTCTCACCTATTGGGCAGCAGAAAGCGCAGCCTTTATAGCACTTGCGTTTAGCGCCCCAAGTCTCACGCTTATCGGTGCTTTTGGTGTTCTGTACCTGTACGCTTCTTATGTATTTACTGTTGCTATTTCAACTATCGTAAAAGGATAACATGTTTGAACAATCCCATATTGATTCTGCTAAAGAGTTTGTTGAGGATTTAACACAATCTCTCAATGCTGCTGAGTCTATGCTTTCTAATGATTTGAGTATTATTAATACCACATTTATTAGAATTTATAAAGCTCCAGATTTTGATGAAGATATTCCTCCTCAGGTTATTTTGGTAGTCGCAGACACTGTTCAAAATGACATTGAAAAAAAATATTCTAGAATTGCTTCTGTCATGCAATCTTATGTTGCACTTGGAGCAGACTCAGCTTTAATAACTAACTTTAGCAACTATGGTGAAAATCATGCTATGGTTAGCATGGTTGTATCAGAACACAATGCTTTTGTTTTTGTTCAACCTTTTAGCATTGAAGGAAACACTATTTCTTGGAAAACTGAAGAATATATATCTTCTCAAGTAGACGAATTTGATTTTGATTCTGTTGGAAATGACATTGTTTCAATGTATTATCATTTCACTCATCTAAATCATGCTCTGTACACTGTCCAAGAAATTTATTCTTATCTTTCTTCCCAAAAAATAGTATTTGTTCCAACTCCTGGTTCTCCAGCTGATTTACAATACTTTGACTTTTCAGATCTTACACAAGAACAACATCTTGCTATGCAAGATAGTTTTAAGTAAGGAAAAATAAAATGAAACTAATGACAAAAACCCCCCCAAATAAAATTAAAACAATAGAAAATGAAGAAACAAATTCTCATGTAGTATTTATATTTTCTACAGAGACTACAGACCAAGAATTTGAAGACTATATTGAATCTCTTATGCAAAGAGAATTTGCTTACGGCGAACCAATGTACTGAGGTAAATTATGACTGTTGAGCTAAGACCGTATCAACAAGAAGCACTTGACTCTATCAAGTCTTTTATTGAAAATAATGTTACGCGTCAGCTAGTTGTACTTCCAACTGGTGCAGGAAAAACGGTCATTTTTACTCATCTTCCGCAACACATAGACAACGCTTTACCTATGCTAATTTTGGCTCATAGAGAAGAACTTCTTACACAAGCCAAAGATAAGCTAGAATGGTCTAACCCACATCTTACAGTGGAAATAGAACAGGCAGAAAATCATGCAACTACAAATGCTAACGTTGTTGTTGCTTCCGTTCCTACTCTTGGTAGGGATGGTAGTGATCGCATTAATAGATTCCCGAGAGACTATTTTCGAACCATCGTCATTGACGAGGCGCATCATGCTGCTGCTCCTACCTATCGTCGTATTCTTGACTATTTTGAAAATAGTTTTACCTTAGGTGTAACTGCAACTCCACAAAGATCTGACAATACGCGCTTGACAGACGTATTTGATGAGATAGTATACTATAAGACAATAGTTGATCTTATCGAACAAGGTTGGCTATCAAGAATTGTTGGATATAGAATCCAAACTGATACAGATATTTCGGAGGTACAAAGCCGTGAAGGTGATTACGTCGTTTCTCAATTGGAAGATACTATTAACACTCCTCAGCGTAATGCTACTATCGTTGCTAGCTATATGGAGATATGTGGTGATGCTAAAGCCATTGCCTTTTGTGCAGGTATCGAACACGCGAATGACCTGGCCGCATCCTTTAGGCAAGCGTCAATAAATGCTGAAGTTATCATTGGCTCTACCCCTAGTGAAGAAAGGCATGCAATCCTTGCCCGCTTCTCTTCTGGGGAGACTAGGGTTCTTGTTAACGTTGGTGTTCTTACTGAAGGTTTTGACGAGCCATCTGTAGAAGCTATTATCCTTGCAAGACCCACAAGATCAACATTACTATATACACAGATTGTGGGTCGTGGTACTCGTCTGTTTGAAGGGAAAGAACATTGCAAGGTTTTAGATTTTGCAGACACCACAAAAGGCAAGAAACCCCTTGGCCTACCGTCTCTTCTTGGTTTACCACCGGACTTCGACCTAAATGGACAAGATTTAGTAGACGTATCTAAAGAATATAAAGAACTTGAAGAATTTTGTCCTGGCGAAGCAGTGCGCGTCCTCAACCCTGAAGATATCAAACTTGCCTATAAACGTATTGATCTGTTTATGCCACCCCCACCAAATGAAGTTGTAGTTCAATATTCTCGTTTTGTTTGGGCTGAAATAGATGAAAATACATATCATTTGGCAATAGATGGATCTAATTCTCTCAGAATATATCTTGACACGTTAGGTCGATGGGTTGTAGAATATTTCAATCGTTCTGCAGATAACTTTAAAACATCTCGTATTTTAGGCTATCCAGAAGATATGAGAGATGCTTTTGTTCGTGCAGATAAATGGATTACAAACAGGTTTGATACAAACCTTATTGATGCTACTTCTGCTTGGCGCAGTGATGCTCCAACAGATGCCCAGAAAAGAACTCTTAAACGGATTGGTGTCCCACTTACGGCAGATATGACTAAAGGAACTGCTTCTCAAATTATTGGTAAATATTATGAGAACAATCCTCGTCCTCAGTGGCTACAAAACAAAATTAATTACAATAAAGGAAGATGGTAATGAAAAAGATTATTCTTTTACCCATTATTTTTCTTGCCGCTTGCGGTGGAGAAAAAATTGTATACGTAGAAGCAACAACTACTCAACCCCCTGTTGCTGAAGAGCCAGTAGAAACAACTGCTGCTCCAACCACTACTACTGAAGCACCAACACCTGAGACCCGTCCCACATTGGCTCCCTATGAGGAGCCTCCAATGAACGGGTATCAGCCAGATGTTTATCTGGACATGGTGAGAAGTGACACACCCTTGTGGTATTATAGCTACACCGATGATGTTCTCATCAACCTTGGTGCTGGCATTTGTGATTCACTTGATCAAGGAATTGCAATTGACAGACTTCTTGTTGAAGTTATGCTAATGGTTGCTGACGTTGACCCCGCACTCAACGACAGCATTGGTCTGTACATGCGTTACGTAGTTCGTTACGTCTGCCCAGAACACTTCGGACAGATCGAAGCGCTCGCAAACTAATTCTGCTATAATGCTCTCATGCAGAAGATCAGTTATTCAAATACTTATTTAAAAAATCCCTATAAACAATATGATTACGTTTCTGAATCATTATCTAATAACGATGTTTCTTTTCTTGCGGCAGCATCTAAGATAGCTCTTACTTCAGATTATCGTTTTCGTATGGCTGCACTTATTGTAAAATCTGGCAGAGTCTTAGGTGGTGATGTGAACGTCCCTCGTA